GAGACTCTCTCTTTCTCTTCTAGGCCGGCCGGGGAAAATCCCGGCCGCCCCCCGTGGTAGACTCGTCTGATGCCTCAGAAGCCCCAGGCCCTGCCGAAGAAGAGCCGGTCGCTGCCCCGGTTCTACCGCCCGGCCGCCGGCCCGCTGCCGCCGGAGTACCTGGCCTACCGCCGGGTGAAGGAGTTCCTGCGGGCCGAGGCCGCCCGACTCGCCGACGACGACCAGCACCACCGGCTGCACTGCCTGCTCATGGCCGACATCCTCGGCCGGTCCGTCTTCCTCACCGCCGGGGTGCCCCTGTCCCCGGCCCAGGAGGAGGCCGTGGCCCGGTTCCTGGCGGCGACTGGTTGACTTGTAAAAGGGGCTACCCGCCGGCGAACCGGAGCGACAACCCGGCCGGCGGGGGGAACAGCCCGAGCGAGCCGCGGAGCGGCACCGGCGAGACCAGCGGGCGGGGGTTCCGCAGCAGCCAGCACCACGGCCCGAACGCCCACCGGTCCGTTGGGTCGTAATCCTTCCGGCGGACGCACCCGACCAACTCTACCGCCCCGACTAGACAGCCGAACGGCAGGTCGGCCGCCGACGGGGCCGCGGCCAGCAGGTCCGGGGCGTCCCCCAGGCAGCGGCGGCTCGCGCCGGCCTGGATCAGCAGCGGGCCGCGGTAAGAAGTCGCCCACGACCGGTTCTCCACCGGCTTGCCGCCGTGAATAATGGCCCACGCCCAGGGCTGGAGCACCGACAACACACGCACGTCGAATCCTCCGCGACAGGACGACGTTAATTATACAGTCCTGGCGACCGTCGCACAAGGAGCACCCGGTGGCCAAAGCCAAGCCGAAGAGCGGCAAGAACAAGCCCAAGGGCGGCAAGAACAAGCCGGCCACGAGCACCAAGAGCGGATGAGCGCCCTGGTCCACACCGCCCGGGAGTTCCAGTGCCGGGCGGCCGAGCACGACACCGTGCTGGTGGCGTTCAGCGGCGGCAAGGACTCGCTGGTGGTCGAGCACCTGGCCCGGCGGTACTTCCGCCGGGTGGTGGCGTTCCACCTCGACCTGGTGCCGGGGCTGGCGGTGGTGGCCGAGCGGGTGGACGGCTACCTCGGCCGGGTGGGGGTGCCGGTGGCCCACTACCCCGACCCGGTGGCGCTGGCGGCCCTGCGGGACGGGGTGTTCTGCGACCCCCGGCCCGAGTACGACGACCTGCCCCGGCTCACCCACGCCGACGTGTACCGGCTGGCCGCGGCCGACGCCGGGGTGCCGCTGGCGGCCACCGCCGACGGCAAGAAGGAGAGCGACTTCCACAACCGGGCGCTGCACCTGCGGTCGGGCCGGGCGGCCGGCTGGCACCCGCTGGCCCGGTGGACCAAGGCCGACGTGGTCGGGTACCTGCGGCGGGCCGGCATCCCGCTGCCCGAGTCGCACGCCGAGGCCGGCGGCATCGACCTCACCCGGGCGTCCCTGTGCTGGCTGCACGACCGCCACCCGGCCGACTTCCGCAAGCTCCTGGAGTGGTTCCCTTATGCCGAAGCGGTCGTCCGCCGGCGGGACTGGTTCCCCGCCGCTCACCCGGTTCGCCCGGTTCGCCAGCGAGGCGGTGCCCCGCCGGGACATCACGGCCGCCCCGTACAACCCGCGGACGATCACCGATGAGGCCCGCCGGCGGCTGCGGGCCAACGTCGAGCGGGTGGGGCTGCTGGAGCCGATCGTCTGGAACCGGCGGACCGGCCACGTGGTCGGCGGGCACCAGCGGCTGAAGGCGCTGGACGCACTGGAGGGGACGCTCGACTACTTGGTGCCGGTGGCCGTGGTGGACCTGAGCGAGCGGGAGGAGAAGGCCCAGAACGTGTTCCTGAACAACGCCGAGGCCCAGGGCCAGTGGGACGTGGCCGCCCTCGGCGACCTGCTCCGGGAGATCGAGGCGCCGGAGCTGGCCGGGTTCGACCACGCCGACCTGTACCACCTGTTCGGCACCGACCCGGTGTCCGCGGCCACCGACGACCGGGCGGCCGAGCTGGCGGCCGTGGCCCGGGAGGCGACCGAGCGGTTCAAGGCGGCGGCCGAGGCCGGGGTGGACCGGGAGGCCCACCACTTCTACCTGGTGGTGGTGTTCCCGGACGACGCGGCCCGGCTGCGGTTCACCGCCGGCCTGGGGCTGCCGGACAACCGGTACGTGGACGGCCGGCGGCTCGAACGGCTGCTGGCCGGCAAGGGGGGCGACCGTGGCGAAGGGCCGGCCGGCACAGGCGAAGGCGAAGCGGGGGCGGCCGGTGCTCACCCCGGGGGCGGTCGAGCCGCTCATCGGGCGGATGCTCGGCAACCTGGCCGGGATCGCGCTGGCCGCCGGCGTCAGCCGCCAGGCGGTCCACAAGTTCATCCGCAGTGACCCCGGCCTGTCGGCCCTGCTGGACGCCGAGAGGGAGCGGGTGCTCGACCTGGTCGAGCACTCGCTCGTCCAGCGGGCGATGGCCGGCGAGGCGTGGGCCGTCTGCTTCTACCTCAAGACCCAGGGCAAGCGCCGCGGGTACGTCGAGCGGCAGGAGCTGACCGGGGCCGAGGGCGGGCCGGTCCGGGTCCGCGTGGCCGAGGAGCTGGTCGATGCCGGCGGCGATCACGGTGCGGATGCGGCTCACCCCGCCCCAGATGGCCTTCCGCCGGAGTGACGCCCCGTACCGCGGGTTCGTCGGCGGCATCGGGTCGGGCAAGTCGTGGGTGGGGGCGCTCGACCTGGTCCGCCGGGCCGCCCCCGGCCGGCTGTACATGGTGACGGCCCCCACCTACCCGATGCTGCGGGACGCCTCCCTGCGGTCCTTCCTGGCCCACACCGACGCCCTCGGCTACCTCCGCGAGTTCCGCCGGGGGGTGATGACGGCCGTCCTGGGCAACCGGGCCGAGGTGCTGTTCCGGACGGCCGACGACCCCGACCGGCTCCGCGGCCCGAACCTGTCCGGGGTGTGGATGGACGAGGCCAGCATCTGCGGCCAGGCGTCCTACGAGGTGCTCATCGGCCGGCTCCGGGAGGGGGGCGAGCAGGGCGGCCTGTCGGCCACCTTCACGCCCAAGGGCAAGACCCACTGGACCTACGAGGTGTTCGGCAAGGGCCGGCCGGACACCGCCCTGTTCCACGCCCGCACCGACCAGAACCCGTTCCTGCCGGCCGGGTTCGCCGACCGGCTCCGGCTCCAGTACCCGAGCGAACTCGCCGCCCAGGAGCTGGGCGGCGAGTTCGTCACCGGGGGCGGGGTGTTCTTCGACCGGTCCAAGGCCCCGGTCCTGCCGGCCGTCCCGGTCGGCACGGCGGCCGTCCGGTACTGGGACACGGCCGCCACCAAGGGGGTGTCGTCGGCCAACACGGCCGGGGTCTTGATGGGCCGCGACCCGGGCGGGCGGTTCGTGGTGTGCGACTGCGTGGCCGGCAGCTGGACCCCGGCCGAGCGGAACGAGGTGATCCGCCAGACGTGCGCCGCCGACCGCCGCCGGCCCGGGGTGCGGGTGCTCCGCACCTACGTCGAGCGGCCGAGCGGGTTCGGGGCCGAGTCGGTCGAGGCCCTCATCCGGTTCCTGGCCGGGTACAGCGTCGAGGCCGACCCGGTCAACCCGGCCGACGGGTCCAAGCAGGACCGGGCCATCCCCCTGCGGGCGCAGTGGGAGGTGGGCAACGTGGGGGTGCTGGACGCCGACTGGGCCGAGGCCTTCCTGTCCGAGCTGGAGGGGTTCCCGCACGGCAAGCGGAAGGACCGGGTGGACGCCGCCGCCGGGGCCTTCAACAAGCTGGCCGGCGGCAGCCTGTCGGAGGCCCCCACCACCGGCCGGCCGGGCGACCGCCAGGCCCCGCTGCCGGCCGGCACCTTCGACTGACCGGCCGGCCCGGCGTACACTGCGGCGACCCCGGAGACCCCATGCCCCGCCTCCACGTCCTGGCCGGCCTGCTGCTGTTCTTCGCCCCGGCGTACCTGCTCGGGTGGGCCGCCGCCGCCGTCCGCCGGGGCTGGGCGGCCGGCCGGGCCGACCTCGACCGCACCGCCGGAGGGGGCGGCTGATGGGCCTGCTCGACCGCCTCCGCTCGGCCGTCGCCGCCACCCGCCCGGTCGCCCCCCGGGGCGACCACGGGGAGGCCTTCCACCGCGAGCTGGTGCGGGCCTACGGGTGGACCCAGTTCTACAGCGGCCCGCTGTCCACCGCCCAGGACAACCTGACCGGCGAGACCTGGGAGGTGCGGCAGGCGTACCGCCGGATGCTCAAGGAGCCGGCCGTCTCGACGCCCCTGCGGGCGCTCACCATGGCCGTCGCCTCGCTCGACCCCCAGGTCATCCCCGAGGACAAGGCCGACCCCCGGCAGAAGGCGGCCGCCGCCTACGTGGACTGGGCCGTCGGCCGCAGCCGGGGCGGGTGGCCCCGGCTGCTCATGAACCTGCTGCTGCCCGGCCAGATCGACGGGTTCGGCGTGTGCGAGAAGGTGATGGGGGCGGTGCCGGCCGACCACCCCAGGTACCCCGGCCACGTCACCCTGCTGGCCGCCAAGTCCAAGGACACCGAGCACCTGCGGTTCCGGCTGGACGAGTACAAGGCCGTCACCGGCGTCGTGGCCGTCGGCCCGGCCGGGCAGGGCGGGCGGGTGTTCGACCCGGCCGACTTCCTGGTGTTCACCCACCTGTCCATCTTCGAGTCGCCGTTCGGGCTGAGCGCCCTGCGGCCGGCCAACCGGGCGGCCAACCTGATCGCCGCGGCCGTCAAGCTGCGGTCCATCCTGCTGGAGAACTTCAGCGGCCCGTTCCTGACCGGCAGGTACCCGGCCGGGGACACGGCCACCCGCGACCAGATGGCGGCCGTCCTGCGGGACGCCCGCGCCCAGGGCTGGATCACCTACCCGGACGGGGCCGAGGTGGAGGTGCTCAACCTGGCCACCAGCGCCCCCGACCAGTTCCAGCAGACCATCGAGGACCTGCGGAAGGAGCTGTTCCTGTGCGTCCGCGGGGCCTACCTCCAGGCGCTCGAGTCGAGCAGCCCGCAGGGGTCCGGCGAGACCCACCGCAGCCAGACCGAGCTGTTCGAGTGGTACCTCGCGACGGCCGTGTGCTCGGTGCTGGACGACCAGCTCGTGCCCGACCTGGTGGGGCCGAACTTCGGGGCCGCCGGCGGGCGGCCGAAGGTGACGCTCGGGGGCATCGACCCGGCCGCCCAAATGCGGCAGCTCGAGCTGATCGAGAAGGCCCAGCAGATGGGCTACCCGGTGAGCGGCCAGCAGGTCGGCGAGCTGAGCGGGGCCGAGCCGGCGCGTGACGCCGGCGACGTGCTCCGGCCGGCGACCCCGGCCGGAGACTTGCCGCCCCCAGCCGGCCGTCCTGCGCCGTTCGCCGCCGCCCCGACGCCGGAAGGGGGTGCCGGCCAGCCGGCCCGCCTCTTTCGCGGCCTCCGCTGACGACCCGCCCGTCGCCACCGCCACCCCCGGCGAGGCCGGCGACCAGCTCGACGCCCTGGCCGAGCACGCCGTCGCCGGCGGGGTCGCCCGCATGGCCGCCCTGGTGGCGGCCGGCGACCTGTCCGGGTCGGGGAGCGTGCTGGCTGAGCACGGGCGAGCCGAACTGGCGGGGGTGCTGGCGGCGGTGATGGCCACCGCCGACCTGCTCGGCCGGGTGCGGGTGCTGCGGCTGGCGGACGGCCCGCCGGCCAAACGGTTCGACGACGCCGAGCCGACCGTCCCCCGGGGCGGGCTGCTCGTCCGCTCGCCCGAAGACGCCCTCCGCTACTTCCTGGGGCTGGACCCGCGGCTCGGGATCGACCCCGACCGGTGGGGCGAGTCCCTCCGCCGCCGGGCCTTCACCCTGGCCGCGTCCACCGACGAGGAGCTGACGGCCCGGGTGCGGGACTTCCTCGGCGGCGCCGTCCGCGACGGCCGGAGTGTGCCGCGGGCGGCCGCCGACCTGGACGCCCTGCTGGACGCCGCCGGGGTCGGCCCCCGGCAGAGCGGGTACGCCGAGATGGTGGTGCGGACGAACGCCCTGGACGCCTACACCACCGCCGGGCACGAGCAGATGCGGGCGCCCGAGGTGGCCGACCTGTTCCCGGCCTGGGAGTACCTGGCGGTACCCGACTCCCGCTCCCGCAAGCACCACGCCGCCCGGGACGGCCGGCTGTACCCGTCGTCGGCCAGCTTCGCCGCCGTCCGCGGCACCTCGCCGGCGGACGTGTGCAACTGCCGGTGTAGCTTCCGCCCCGTCGGGGCGGCCGAACTCTCTCGACTTGTAGCGTCCGGGCGAACGGTCGAAACGGCCTGGTAGCCCCGCACCTGTTCCCGCCGGCCGGGCGGGCGTACAGTCCGCCGTGGCCACCCCCGCCGCCGGAACCCCGGTCCCCGCCTACCCCACCTGCAAGGTGCCGGGGTGCGTGTCGTTCACCCCGGGCGTCCGCAACGGCCAGACCTACGGCCCGGACGCCATCGCCGAGCTGGTGGCCAACTACGACCGGTTCCGGGAGCCGCAGCCGGACAAGGGGTGGGCCGGGTGGGTGCCCTACGCCTCGGTGGACCACGAGGAGCACCCGGACTGGGCCGGGCTGTCGGTCGGCGACGTGGTGGCGGCCGCGGCCGAGGACGCCGACGGCCGCCCGGCCCTCACGCTCGACCTGGACCGGGTGCCGGTGCCGGTCGGGGCGCTCATCAACGGCGGCCAGCTCCGCGCCCGGTCGGTCGAGTGGTTCGAGCCGCCCAACGCCTTCGTCGGCCCGGACGGCCCGGTGGCCGGCAAGGTGCTCAAGTGCGTCAGCTTCCTGGGCAGCAAGAGCGAGGCGGCCAAGGGGATGCCGGCGGCCACGGCCGTGTTCGCCGACGGCCGCCGCCCGGCCCCGGCCCCGCCCCACAACCCGTCCACCCCCGCCCTCAAGTTCGAGAGTGCCGCCATGACCCGCGAGCAGATGATCGCCGCCCTGACCGCCGCCGGGGTGCCGGCCGAGCTGCTCACCGACGCCGTGCCGGACAAGCTGCTGGCCGCCATGGCGGCGGTGCTGCCGAAGCCGGCGGACCCGACCCCCGACCCGCCGCCGGTGCAGATGAGCCAGGGCGGGGCGAGTGTCAGCGTGCCGACCATGACCGGCGGGGCCGGCGGCCCGGGCCAGCCGACCAGCCTCACCCTGAAGTTCGCCGACCGGCAGACGGCCGACAACTTCCAGTCCCTGTACGCCGGCATCGGCCGCGAGCTGGCCGAGCTGAAGGCCGCCAACAAGCGGCTCACGCAAGACGGCGACCGCCGCACGAACTCGGCCAAGGGCCAGAAGGTGAAGGCGTTCCTGGACGAGATGCAAGCCGGCCCGCAGCCCAAGGTCGTCCAGGCCCAGCGGCCGGCCCTGGAGGCCATGCTGCTCGGGTGCGACGACGCCGGCGTCCGCAAGTTCGCCGACGGCAAGACGGACGGCACCGCCCTGGACGAGCAGATGGCCCTGATCCGCGGCTGGCCGGCCGCCCGCGTCTTCGGCGACAAGCTCAAAGACCCGATGCCGGGCGGCGGCGGCCGGCCCGGCGGGGTCCGCGAGGAGGTGGTGGCCGCCGCCCTCCGGGCCACCCCCGAGGGCCGGGCCGCCCTCGCCCGGCAGGCGGCCGGCAAGTAACCGCCCCCACCCCCCCCCCGCCCCGGAGTGCCGACCGTGCCGACCATCTACGGCAGCCCGAACGGGCTGGTCCCGTCCCGCGACCCGCACGAGGCGTACACCGACGCCGTCCGCCTGGCCCCGGGCAGCTACCCCCAGGGGCAGGCGCTGGGCGAGTACACCCCGGCCGCCGCCGCCAACGAGGTGCAGACCGTCACCGTCACCGGCACCCCCACCGGCGGCACCTTCCGGCTGGCCTTCAACGCCGGCCCGACGGCCCCCCTGCCGCACAACGCCACGGCCGCCGCCGTCCAGGCCGCCCTGGAGGCGCTGCCCGACGTCGGGGCCGGCAACGTGGTGGTGACGGGCAGCGCCGGCGGCCCCTGGGCGGTGACGTTCCAGGCCGCCCTGGGCAACCAGCTGCAGGCCACCATGACCCTGTTCGCCAACTCGCTCACCGGCGGCAGCAGCCCCGCCGTCGGCGTCGCCAAGACCACCCCCGGGCGGTCGGCCGGGCCGCTGTACGGGGCCTACGACGACGCCCTGGCGAACGGCCTCCAGGCCTGCCGGGCGTTCCTCAAGTACGCCACCGTGGTGTACCCGGACGGCACCCACCAGTCGGCCGGCGGGGTGCCGGCGGCCGGCCCGGCGGCGGCCCCGACGGCCACCGCCTACTTCACCGGCACCTTCTACACGTCGGCCCTCGTCGGGCTGGACGCCAACGGGGTGGCCGACGTGGGCCGGCTGGTCGTCGGCACCGCCGCCACCCTGGCCGGCCCGGCCGCCGAGCTGCGGATGTCCTAACCCCGGCGGGACACCCGCCCCGGAGAGTGCGACCATGTTGGCCACCGTCCAGTTCGCGTACCCGTCCCCGGCCGAGCTGCGGGAGGTGGAGCGGCAGCTCCTCCCCACCCTGACGCTGGACGACCCGGCGTTCGACCTGTTCCCCATCGTCGAGACGGCCGCCTGGCGGCTCAAGTGGCGGCAGCGGGACAACTTCATGGGCGCCCAGCAGGTCCGCGGGCTGGGGGGCGAGTTCAAGGTGGTGGACGCCCCCGGCATGAAGGACTACGACGTGGACCCGGGGGTGTACGGCGAGTCCGCCCTGATCGAGGAGGAGGAGCTGACCACCGCCGCCGAGGCGGCCAGCTACACCGAGTTCGCCACCCTCAACGACGTGGTGGCCGACCGCCAGGCCATGCTCCTGTCCCGCCGCCTGACCCGCATCCGCAAGGTGCTCTGGGACCTGCTGGCCACCGGCCGGTACCAGGTGTTCGACAAGGCCGGCACCCTCAAGCACGTCGGCAGCTTCCCGCTCACCCGGGTGACGGCCGGGGTGCCCTGGTCCACCCGGGCCACGGCCACCCCCTACGCCGACCTGACCGCCCTGCCGCTCCAGGCCCGGGGCCAGTCGGCCAGCTTCGGCCGGGGGGCGGTGGCGTACGTCAACCGCAAGAAGCTGAACGACCTGCTGCTCAACGCCAACCCGGCCGACCTGTTCGGCCGGCGGCTGGCGGCCGGCAGCACCGTCAACTCCCAGGCCGAGCTGAACGGGCTGCTGGCCGGCCAGGCCGACAACGCCGACATCCCGGACATCCGGGTGTACGACGAGGGGTACATCTCGGACGGCACCGACGGGCTGACCCGGGGCCAGTGGTACCCGTTCATCCCGGACAACGTGGCGGTGGTGGTGGGCAAGCGGGCCAGCGGGGCCCGGCTGGGCGAGTACCGCATGTGCCGCAACGCCAACAACCCGGACTTCGGCCCCGGCCCGTACACCCGGGTCCGCGACCTGCGGGAGGTGCGGTCCCCGGCCGCCATGCTGTGCGAGGACGGGCACAACGGCGGGCCGGCCGTGTACTTCCCCGGGGCCGTCATCATCCTGGCCTGCTAGCGAGGGCGACCGTGTACCAGCTCCTGACCGACGTGACCGGGGTGGACGGCCGCCCCGGCGACCTGCTGCCCCCGGCCGCCTTCGCCGGGGCCGACCTCGACTGGCTGGTGCGGACCGGGGCGGTCCGCCCGGCCGCCGGGCTGTCGGCCGCCCGGCCCGACGACCCGCCGCCGGCCGCCGACCTGGCCGAACTCACCGCCCGGGTGGCCGAGCTGGAGGCCGGGCTGGAGGCCGAGCGGGCGGCGCACGCCGCCACCCGGGCGGCCGGCGACGGCGGGCTGTCCGCCCGGGTGGCCGAGCTGGAGGCCGGGCTGGAGGCCGAGCGGGCGGCGCACGCCGCCACCCGGGCGGCCGGCGACGGCGGGCTGTCCGCCCGGGTGGCCGAGCTGGAGGCCGGGCTGGCGATCGCCCGCGGGTCGCCGCCGGCCGACGGGGCCGACGACCGGACCGTCACCGCGCCGGTGCCCGAGCAGCCGGCCGGCGTCCAGGCGGAGGAGCGGGGCCGGAGGCGGGGCCGCTGATGCCCGCCTGGCTGTCCGACGCCGACCTGCTCCAGGCCGTGGCCGACGTGCTGCAGGTCAAGGACGTGGCCGCCCTGGCCGAGTTCTGGGACCGCCGGGTGGCGGACGCCAACCGGGCGGCCGTCCAGGACATCGCCGGCCGGCTGGCCGCCCGCGGGTACTCCCCGGCCCAGGTGCAGGGGTGGGACCGCGGGCGGGAGTACAACCGCCACCTCGGGCTGTACTTCGCCCTGCTGGACGGCGGGGCGGCCTACAGCTTGCTGCCCGAGCAGGTCAAGCTGTACGACCGCCGCAAGGAGCTGGACGCGGTGGCCGTGACCGTCGCCGGGGCCGTCGCCCAGCCGGCCGGCGGGGGCGGGGCGGCCGGCGGCCAGGGGGTGGCCGGCGGCCGCCTGAGCGACGCCGGGTACCGGTTCACCACCGCCACCGAGTTCTGAATGGCCTCCCCGCTGCACGTCATCCGCGACCTGATCGCGGACGCCACCGCCTTCGGCCGGTCGCTGCTCGGCCTGGCCGACGCCGCGGCCGCCCGCACGGCCCTGAGTGCCGAAGCCGCCGGCACCGCCGTGGCCGCGGTGTCCGCCCACGTCGCGGCCGCCGACCCGCACCCGCAGTACGCCAGCGACGGCGACCTCGCGGCGGCGGTGGCCGGCCGCCAGCCGCTGGACCCGGGGCTGACCGCCCTGGCCGGGCTGGCGACGGCCGGCGTGGTCGGCCAGTACGTCCGCGTCGCCGGCCCGGACCAGTTCGACACCGCCACCCCGGCCGGCGGCGGGGGCGGGGCGCTGCCCACGGTCCTGCCGACGCTGTCGGCCGCCGGCCAGACCCAGGACACCTTCACCACCGTCCTGCCGACCGGCCCGGCCGTGCCCGTCCCGCTCACCTACCGGGAGGGCTACGCCAGCGTGCCGTTCGACTACGGCCCCAACTTCGTGCCGTTCTGGGGCGTCAACGGGGACGGGGACGGACGGACCAACCCGAACTACCCGTCCCTCGGCGGGTCGTGGGAGTACACCTGGGCGCCGGTCGCGTCCACCCTCGGCGGCAACGTGGTGTTCGAGCCGCACCTGGTCAAGATGCACCTGGGTGCCCCCGGGTCGGCGGTGCCGGTGCGGGCCGACTCGTGGTACGTCACCAACACCAACAGCGCGAACTTTAACGTCGAATACGCGAGGCGGGCACACACCCACAAGTTCGTCTGTTTCACGGCGGGCAGCGGCGGAGCGTCGGACGAGGCGAACCCGACGCTGGTCGTCAGCCGCAACACCCTGCTGGCGTTCGGCGGCACCTGCAATTTGGGCAACACCACGCCGGAGTTCACCTGGTCGGCGACCAAGCCGATGTCCTTCGCCATGCCGGGCAACTTTTCGGTGTCGGCGGCGTCTTTCTCGTTCCCGTTCGTCCAGTCCAACTCGTCCGGCGGCACTTACGTCGGCAACGGCCTGCTGGCGGACGGCAACGTGTACGGGTACCGGCAGATCATCGCGTCTCGCGGGGCCAGCAGCGCGGTCATTATGGCCGTGGCCCAGAACCGGGCGGGCGACCCGGCCGGCAGCGCCGGCTACACCGCCGCCGGGCAGGTGCTGCTCGGCACCCTGGACGCCACCGCCGACCCCGGCGGGGCGGCCCGCGGGCTGTTCATCGACTCGACCGACGCCGCCCTGGCCCGCATCCAGTACCGTACCGCCCTGGGGGTGCTGCGGGACGTGATCTCGGTGCCGGCGGCCACCAAGCCGAGCGTCACCGGCAGCCGGGGCGGTAACGCGGCCCTGGCCTCGCTCCTGACCGCCCTGGCCGCCGCCGGGATCGTCGCCGACGACACCACCCCCTGACGAGGACCGCCGACATGGCACTGCTCATCGACCAGCCCCGCGTTTCCCCGGTCGGCCTGACGGCCGACCAACAGTATTGGAAACTCGTCCGGTTTAGCATGGACGCCAGCCAGCGCCGCATCCTCATCGGCCTCGACCTGTACCCGTCGAAGGAGGCGTCGCGGGTGGCCCAGATGCCCATGAGCAGCTTCACCTGCCAGGCGTTCGATTCGGACTTCGAGGCGCTGGCCGCCGAGGTGATGGCCGACGACGGGCCGTCCCTGGGGGCGGCGGCTTACGGGTACGTCCGGCGGCAGGCGGTTGAGGAGGCCCGGCTACTCGACTCCGTCCGGGCGGCCGATCACGAGCGTCATGCGGCCGCCCAGCAGGCATATGAGACGTTCGCCCGCCGCCACGGGCGGGTGTCATTCCTCCAGTTCGCCGACGCACTGGACGGCTGAGGGGAGGCCGACCGTGCCCGGGGAACTGCGGTTCACGAACTTCCTGACCGGCCGCCCGGTGTACGCGCTGGTCTGGCAGGACGCGGCCGAGCTGGCGTACTGGACCGGCACGGCCTTCGCGGCCGACTCGGCCCCGAACCGGGTGCCGGGGGCGGTGCCGCTGGCCGAGTCCCCGGCCGGCAGCGGGGACTACGCCGGCGACCTGCCGGCCGGCCTCCCGGCCGGGCCGGTGGTGGCCACCTACTGGCAGCGGGCCGGGGCCACCCCGGGGCTGGGCGACTACGGCCCGCTCGGCCGGGAGACGCTGGCCGTCGGGGAAGCCGGGACGACGGACGCGACCTGGACCTATGCCGTCACCCCGGCCGGCCCGCTCCTCCGCCAGGTCGGTCGGCTCGTCCGCGGCCAGGTGTTCCGGGCCGCCCTGGCCCGGGCGGGCACGGCGGCCGCCGGCCCCGCCCTCCGCTTCCACCTGGCCGGCGGCCCGGCCGTAGACGTGCCCGTCGGCCCGGACGGGGGTGGCCTCCTGGCCGTGCCCGCCGCCGCCACCGCCGCCCTGCCGCCCGGCACCCGCCCGTGGGAGTTGTGGGCCGAGGGGGTGCCCGCCCCGGTCGCCGCCGGCTGGCTGGTGGTCGCCCCGGCCGTCCGCCCGCTGCCCTAGCCGGCCGCCGGCCCGTACAGTGCGGCGTCCCACCCCGAGGGCGGAGCCGTGTCCAGCCGGTTCGACGACGACGTGCAGTTCAACGGCCAGGTCCGGTTCGCCAAGGCCCCGACCCTGCCGACCGCCGCGGCGGTCGGCAACAACCAGATGTCGCCCGCCGACCCGGCCCAGCCGGACAAGCTGTACCACCGGTTCCGCCGGGCCTGGGGCCAGCCCCACGGCACGGCCGCCACGGCCGAGCGGCGGGCGCTGTACGTGGCCGGCGCCGACGGCACCCTGACCGACTTCCGGGTGGGGGTGGTGGCGGCCGCCGTCGGCGACAGCACCGTCACCCTCGACCTCAGGAAGAACGGCACCAGCGTCCTGTCGTCGGCCGTCACCCTGACCAGCTCGGCGGCCGCCTACGCCAAGACCACCGCGGCGGTCGCAACCCCCGGGTACGTCGCCGGCGACGTGTTCGAGCTGGTGCAGACGGTCAGCGCCGGCACCGGCACCCTGCCCCAGGGGGCGTTCGCCGTGGCGGCCTTCGACGAGCGGCCGGCGTGACCCCGGCCGAGCTGCTCGCCCGGGTCCGCCGGCTGGCCGCGGCCGCCGCCCTCACCGCCCGGCTCAAGGCCGGGCTGGTGCTGCTGGCGGTGGCCGGGTCGAAGCGGTCGTTCGCCGCCCGCCAGGCCCCCGACGGCACCCCCTGGCGGCCGCTCGCCCGCCCCCGGCCGGCCGGCGGGGACGTGCCCCTCCGCGACCGCGGGCTGCTGCTGGCCAGCACCGCCGCCGCCTGGGAGGGGGACGAGCTGGCGCTGTCGGTGAACGGCCCGGGGGCCGCCCTCCAGCACTTCGGCGGCACCGTCCGCCCGGTCCGGGCCAAGGCCCTCACCCTGCCGCTCACGGCCGCCGCCGCCCGGTCGGCCGGCCCGCGGTCCATGCCCGGGCTGTTCCCGCTCAAGGCGGGCGGGGAGTCGGTCGGGCTGGCGGCCAAGGCCGGCAACGGCCGGGTGACGCTCCACTGGGCGTTCGCCTCCGCCGTCACGCTGCCGGCCCGGCCGCTGGTCGGGTTCTCGGCCGACACGCTGGCCGACATGGGCGAGCTGGCCGCCGGCGAGTTCGGCGGGGCCGCGGCCGCCGCCCTGGGGGGGGGCTGACGTGGCCGACCCGCTCGCCCCGCCCACCCGCTGCCGGCAGGCCCTGGCCGCCGCCTTCCGGGCGCTCGCCCTGCCGGCCTACGGGGCCGGCCCCGGCCGGCTGGCCGCGCTGGCCGGCAACGTGGTCGAGCAGCTCGCCCTGGACGAGTCCAACCTGACCTTCCCGGCCGTCATCCTCACCCCGTCCGGGGCGGCCGAGACGGTCGAGCCGGACACCAACGCCTTCGACCTGATCGGCTACCCCACCCAGGTGCTGATCTGCGACCGCAACGGCCGGGTCCAGCACGCCAAGCTGGCCGCCGTCGAGTACTGGCGGCACCGGCTGATGGCCGCCGTCCGCACCCACCGGCTGGCCGGGCTGGGGGGCCTGCTGGTGCGGACCGGCGTCGAGCCGTACCAGGTGGTGGACCCGAACGTCCGCGACTTCCAGCACCTGATGAGCGGGTTCCTGGTCCGCTGCTACTGCCGCGTCCCGGCCTCCCTGACGGAGTAGACCCGTGCCCACCGTGTACCCCGCCGCCCTGCCCAAGCTCATGCGGCTGGCCGCCGGCCCGGCCTACTTCCCGTCCAACGCCGGCGGCGGGCTGGACGCGGCCGCCGCCAACGACCCCAACTGCTCGCTCAGCTTCGCCGCCGTGGACCCGCAGGCCACCGTCGAGCTGATCGACCTGGCCCGCGACCTGGGCGGGATCGGCGGGTTCTCCCGCCCGGCCGCCGCCGTCCGGGAGAACGTCCGGCGGGCGCGGCCGGCGCTCGACCTCAAGCCGACGGCCGCCGAGTGGCACCGGCTCCTCCCGTGGCTCACCAACGGCACCCCGGCCGGCACCCCGCCGGCCGTCACCACCTACCCGCTGGCCACCAACCGGGGCAGCCGCCGCCGGCTGGTGCTCGACTTCACCAGCATGGTGATGGAGCTGCGGGGGGTGCAGGTGGAGCGGGCCACCCTGGCCGCCCAGGCCGGGGCCGAGCTGACCGCCCAGGTGCAGTGCGTGGCCGTGGACTTCGCCGTCGGCGGCGGCTTCCCGGCGGCCGGGGTGCCGCTGCTCGACGGCCCCCGGTTCCTCATGCGGGACGCGTCCGTCCTGGTCGGCCCGGCCGGCGGCGAGGCGGCCTACCCGTGCCGCAGCTTCTCCACCACGATCGCCTACACGCCGGCCGGCGACCGGGTGTTCAACGCGGCCACCGACGACCCGTGCAACGCCGACCGGGAGGTGACGCTGGAGCTGGAGGTGCCGCTCGGGGCCGGCCAGGCGCTGTGGGGCGGGGGCGGGTCGCCGGTGCGGGTGCGGGTGCCGTTCGTGGCCGTCGTCAGCCCGGTCGGGCCGAAGACGGTGAGCCTGGTGCTGACGTACCCGGCGGCCGTGTTCCCGGTGCCCCCGGTGGCCGCCCGGGTGGCCGACCGGGAGGCCTTCTTCCGGGTGGCCGCCACCGCCCACACGGCCGACGCCGCCTCCCCCGACACCGAGCTGGTCGTCACCGTCGAGAGCGACCCGGCCGACTGACCGGCCCGGCCGGACACCTGGTTTCTCCCCGCCGGCCGCCCGCCCCGACTGGACACTTGGTTTCCGCCGGCGCACTCTGACCGGGGAGGTGCCCCGTGTCCGAGCCGTCACCCGTCCGCGTCGAAGTCGTCTGCCCGAGCTGCAGCGCCGCCGGCCGAGTCCCCGCCGGCTTCGCCGGGAAGACCGTGACCTGCAAGCGGTGCGGCGAGGTGGTCAAGGTGCCCGGCGGGTTCGACCTGGTGAACGGTGAATCGCCCGCACGCTCGCAATCGCCGGATCGGAAGAAGCCACCCAAATGGGCCTGGGCGTCGGCCGCTCTTTTTCTCGGGCTGGTCGGTGGCGTGGCAATCGTGTTTGCGTACCGGCCGGGAGTTGATCGTGCAGCGTCAGCCGCGGTCGCGGTCGCGGCGCCCACAGAAAAGCACCCCGGCGACTTGCCGGCGGTAGTATCGCCGAAGCCTTCAACCTCACCCCCGACAACACCATCACCTGTCACGGCGCCACGGCGGAAGGTGGCCGAGCCAGTCACCTGGGGCCGTGTCGAAGACGCGGCGAGCAAGATGGCGGACCGTGCTGCCGCGGAGGAGCCGGGCATAACCGCCAGGCGACTCGGGGCGGCCCCGGAGACCCTAGACAAGGTGCAGTTCGATCGAATGCGATCGTTCGGCCAGGGTGACGACGAGTTGGCTTTTGGCCTGCAAGATGGGCTGGGAGCCAGAGCGAGGCGACTCGGGCTGACGGAGTTTGTAGCCGTCAGACTTGTCAGGTTCGGCCGGTCCGGCGAGACCTTTCAGGCGCCGGTGCAGGCGAGGTTTGAGTGGCGGCGAAAGCATCGTCCGGTGATCCTGGCTGATGAGGCGGCGGACGTTTACGAGGGCTGGTATCAAGCCGGCCAACTCACCAGCGTGATGCGAATTGAGGCCGCGAAGTTGCTGACTGCTCACTATGCCGGAGAAAAGCCGTTTGTGATCGAACCGCTCGGGGCATTCGTCCGGGCGTTCACCGCCAAGGACTTTGGTCGGTAGCCGCCATTCAGCGGACCGAGGCGTTTCCGGCGGCCCGCTGGGCGTCGGCCTTCATCTTCTGCAGCGTGCTGATGATGGCCGTGAGGGCGTCCTCCATGGCCTTCGCCGTCTCGTCCAGGGTGCCGGCCATCTCCCGGGCGGTGCGGGCCAGGTCGGTCTCGGTGCCCCGCAGCCCCCGCTCCTCCAGCCGGTCCACCCGCCGTGCCGCCTCGTCCGTCGGCTTGAACCCCGACTCGTCCGGGGCCAGCCGGCGGAACTCTTCCTTGTACCGCTCGCCGGCCGCCGCCTTCAGCTTGCCCACCGTCTCCGGGGCCACGCTTTCGGCCAGCGACAGCATCTCCCGGGACACGTTGTCCACCCCGAGCGACTGCACCCCCTGCAGCGCCACCAGCGCCCGCTGGCGGCCGGCCGGCCCCAGCCCGCCGAGCGCGTCCGCCCCCTGCCGGGCCTGGCCCTCCCGCTCCCGGGCGATGCCCAGCTCCTCCCGGGTGACGCCAACCCCGGCCTGCCGCTCGGCCGAGTTCGCCTCGGCCAGCTCCCGCCGCCGCCGGTCGGTCCGATTCCTCGCGTCGTCCGCCCGCCCCTGAGCCTGGTCGAGCTGCTCCTTGGCCTTGTCCGCTTCGGCGGCTCGGGCCTCCAGTCTGGCACGGCTGTAGCCATCCCCGTCGCCACCGAACATGCCGCCGGCCAAACCAATGACGCCACCTGCCGCCGCGTTGGCCAGGTTTCGGGCCGCCGCCCGCCTCATGTCGTCTCGGACATCCTGCACGTCACGGATCCGACCGGCCTGTCCCTGCCGTTTCGCCTCGGCGCTGTCGTAGCGTTCCCGGGCCGCCTCCAGCTCCCGCTCGCGCACGGCCTGCTGTTGCAGGGCGTCGGCCACGTTCCGCTCGGCCGCGGCCCGGTCGCGGGTTGCCACGGTGAGCCGCTGGCGGGCGGGCAGCAGCCGGCCCTCCTCGTCGTACCGCCGGGCGTCGGCCGCCGACTCGCGGCCGGTGCTGGTCCGCCGGTCCAGCCGCAGCCCGTCGTAGGCGTCGGCCCGGCCCCGCAGGCCGCCGGCCTCCGCCCGGTAGGCGTCCCGCGCCCGGCCGGCCTCGCCGGCCAGCCGGGCCTTGGCCGTCTCCGTCACCCGGTACTCCTCGCTCGCCCGGATGGCGTCCAGGTCGCCGGACAGGGCAGCCCGGGCGTCCTCGGCGTACCCGTACAGCCGGCCGGCCCCGAGCGGCAGGTTCCGCAGCTTCTGCTCGCGGGCGGCGCCGGGGGTGAGGAACGGGGTGGCGTCGATCTGCCGGGCCTGCACCGCCTGGTCGAGGGCGATCTTGCCGGCCACCAGCGGGGCGGCCAGCGGGGCGTAGGTGCCGACCGCCCCGGCCACCCCCGGGGACAGCCCGAGCCTGTCCCCGAACGCCTCCAGCCCGCGGCCGACCAGCCCCCGCTCGGCCGGCCGCCGGTCGCCGCCGGGGGTCAGCCCGCGGGCGGCCATGAACCGGGCGTACTCGCCCTGCACCCGCTTCCGCTCGGCCAGCTCGCCGGCCAGCTCGGCGTACAGGTCCGGCCCCCGGAGCCGGGCCTGAACCCGCCCCGGGCGGTCGGCCAGCGGCACCGCCTGCGACCGCACCAGGTCGGCCGCGGCCTCGGCCCGGGACAGCGCCCGGTAGCGGTCGCCGACCGCCCGGCCGGCGTCGGCCGCCGACCGCCCCAGCTCCCGCTCGGCCCGGGCCAGCCGCTCGACGGCGGCCGTCCCCCGCTCCAGCCCGCGGTCGCCGCCGGGGGCCAGGTCGAACGTGAGCTTGACGCTGACGGTGCTCTCGGCCCGGCTCACGACTCCGCCCTCCGGGCCAGCTTGGCGGCCACCAGCACGTCGATCAGCTCGCTCCGGACGGCGGCCCGGGCGGCCCGCCGGTCCAGCCCGCGGTGGTGCTCGTCGAACGCCGCCGCCACGTCCCGCATGAGCGGGTCGAGGCCGGCCGGGAACCCCACCGCCCGGCCCTGCCGGTACCAGCGGTCCAGGTCGGCGAACAGCCCGTCGAAGTCGTCGGCCGGGTCGAGCGGCCGCCTGTCCGCCAGCCCGTCCAGCTTGGGGCACACCCCGCACGGGGGCGGCGACCCGGCCGGCCGCCGGTCCGCCGTCCGCCGGCCGCCGGCCTCGAACACGAACTCCTGGCAGTCCCGGCACGACCGCCCCCACTCGGGGTGGCGGTCGAGGACGGTCAGGAGTCGTCGGCTTTTGGGACCACGGCCACCCCGGCGAACCCGGCGGCGGCGTCGAACACCTGCACCTGCACCCCCTTGGGCAGGCGGGCGAAGGCGTCGGCCGACGGCGGCACCGGCCGGCCGTCGGCGTCGGTCAGCTCCCACCGCCGGAGGTGGCGGGCCACGAACGCCGCCCGCAGCCGGTGCCGGTCGGCCTCCCCGTTGGCCCGGGCGGCCTCGCCCTGGTGCAGGTCGAGTTCCAGGGCCGTGGCCGGGCGGACGGTGCCGGTCAGGGCCGGCCAGGGGCCGACCGGATCGGTCCGGAACTCGACCTGGACGGTGTCGTCGATCAGCGCGATGTACGGCACGCGGGCGCTCCCGTGGGACGCCGCAGTGTACCCCCCGGCGGCCGGCTACCCCAGCCGTCCGGCCCGGCGAATACTGCCCCGATGCCCTTCCTGACATACGCCGGGGTGGCGGTCGCCGACCTGGGGGCCGCCGCCTTCACCTGGACCCGCGAGCTGCTGCGGGACGCGGCCGGCCGGGGGTACGGGTGGGCGGTGGCGGTGGACGCCCCCCGGCTCGGCGTCGCCTGCCTCAGCCCGGGCGACGCGGCCGCCAGGGCGGCCGCCATCACGGCCGCCCTCGACCGGCAGAACGCCGACCTGGTGTTCGACGGGGTGCGGTCCGTCGTCAGCGACCAGACCTTCGGCGGGGTGCGGTGCGTGGGCCACGCCTGGGTCGGGTCGCCCGGGGCCAACGGCGTCACCTACGTCCTCGGCACCGCCCGCTGGGAGTGGGAGTACCACACGGCGACGAACGGGCTGCTCGACTTCCGGGAGACGGTGAGCGTGTCGGGCGGCACCCCGGTGCGGGTGCCGCGGGTGGTGCTGAACGGCCCCGGGCTGGTGCAGACGGTGTCCCCGTCGGCCCCGTGGTCGGCCACCCAGGTGGGGCGGTCCGTCGGGCTGCACAGCCGCCCGGCCCCCCAGCCGCCGCTCTGGCCGGCCGCCCTGGCCGGCCGGACCGTCGGCGGCGAGTCCGCCCGGCGGACCGGCGACTCCGACTACCAGCAGTTCGGGGTGCAGTGGGCCTACCAGTTCGTCAGCGGGCTGCCCCTGCTGGCCGTCCCGAACGAGTGGCTGGGGGGCTGACCGGTGGCGGGCGTGTTCCAGTACGCCGGCGGCAGCCCGCTGCTCGTGTCGCTCTCCTACGAGGCGGCCGTCGGGGTGTCCCCGCAGGAGGCCCACGTGGTCCTCGCCCCCCAGCCGGGGGACGCCCTGCCGCCGGCTTACGGGGACGTGACCTTCGGGGACGACACCGGCGTGATCACCCTCCGCGGGTGTGCCGTCCGGCTGCTCACCGACGAGACCACGGCGGCCGGCCGGGACTGGGTGCTGTCGGTGCTCGACCGCCGCTGGCGGTGGCGGGAGGGGTACCCGGCGACGGGCGACTACAACCAGACCGACGACCGCCGCAAGCTCATCCCGCGGACCGTCCGCAGCCCGCACCAGCTCGCCGTCATCCTGCTCACCCTGATGGGCGAGCCGGAGCCGGCCGGCGGGTGGGCGGCAGTCGTCCACCTGCCCGGCGGGCTGGCGGCAACGGCCGACTCGGCCGCCGAGCCGCCGGTGCCGCCGCCGGGGCCGGCGGACACCGCGGTGGACCCGGCGGCCGACTACCTGGCCCTCGGGCAGAACCTGCCGCAGTCGGGCACCAACCCCGAGACCGCCTGGCTGGCCACCCCGGCGGCCTCGGCCCTGGCCGAGCTGGCCGAGCGGTACGGGCGGGTGGTGGTGTACGACCCGGTGACGGACGCGGTGTCGGTGCAGCGGGTGGGGTTCGGGGCGGGGCTGCCGGCCGGCGGGGTGCCGGTGGCGTCCGGCGGCGCCACCCTGAGCGTCAGCCAGGTGCCCGCCCGGGTGACCGTCCATGGGGCACCGACCCGGTTCCAGATGCGGCTGCTGCTCCGGCCGGTGGGCCGGGACTGGGACGACTCCTGGCAGGTGCCGGACGAGCTGACCTACGCCCCGGGCGAGGCCGGCGACGCCGACCGCTGGTCGCGGTGCGACCCGCCGGACCTGGCTCTCACCCGGCCGACCCCGCGGCTGAGCTACTTCCAGGCGCTGGCCCTGGCCCAGGGGTCGGTGTACCGCTGCTACCAGGTGGTGACGGCCAGCCCGGAGCGGGCGGCCGGCGGCGGGTCGGCCCGCCCGGGGGTGATCCCGGTGCCGTCGTTCGCCGACCCCGAGTTCCCCCGCGACCGGTTCCGCGTCCTGCTCCAGGCGTCCCGGCCGGAGCAGGTGGCCCCCCGGCCGGGGGACGAGCAGCGGCTCGACAAGGACACCGCCCAGCCGTTCGCGGCCGAGGTGTACAACGGGTACTCCAAGGACCGCAAGCCGCTCACCTTCGCCGGGGTGTCGGCCGGCTCGACCCCGGGCGTGTACGGGTACTGGGGGGACGCGACCGGGCTGGACGCCGACGGCAACACCCCGTTCGCCGCCCCCCTGCACGTGCCGTTCGAGGTGATCGACCCGCTCCGCCAGGTGGTGCGGTTCGCCGCCCCCTTGTACCGGCTGGTCGGGGCCGGGGACGCCCGGCGGGTGCGGTTCCCGGACCACCTGGTCGTCGAGACCGGGTGTCTGGTGCTCGACCACCCCCAGGCCGTCCCCCACCGCATGACCTACGGGCTGGAGCTGGGCGGCCCGGCCCCGGCGGTGGCGGTGGTGCGGGACGACTGCCAGGTGGAGGTGATCGGCCAGTACGACGCCGGCCACCGGCTGACCGGGTGGGCGCTGGTGGACGCCGACGGGTTCCAGCGGGCCGACCACTACGCCCGGGCGCACGCCCTCCGCTACCAGGCCAGCGAGGCGGCGGTGGTGCGGTACGTCGGGCTGCTGCCGGTCAGCCTGTCCGGCCGGGTGCGCCAGGTGGGCTGGTTCATGTCCGCGGCCGGGTTCGACACGACGGCCGCGGCCAACGCCGAGTACAGCCCGGCCGTGCCGCCCTACCCGGCCCGCCGGCGGGCCGAGAGCCTGCCCCCCGACCCGGTGACGGCCGCCCGCAACCTGAGCGGGGTGAACGGGGCGCTGGCCCCGCCGCCCAACAACGCCGCCCGGCGGCAGGGGGCCTGACGTGCCGCGGGTGCTGAACGACACGGCCGAGGCCGTCCCGCCCGGCGGCTGGATGGAGCCGACCGGGGCGATCACCGCCGATGGGGCCGCCCGGGTGCGGAAGGCCACCCGCGGGGGGCTGGCCGGGCTGGTCAACGGCCAGGTGCCGATCCAGCCGGGCGCCCGGGGGCGGGGCACCCCGCCGTGGGAGGAGCACGTCGCGCTGGGCGTCCACCCGTCGGACGCGGTGGGCGCCGGGTCCACACTGGGGCCGGCGGCCGGGGACTGGTACTGCCGGGTGGGGCGGCCGGGGTTCCGGCCGGTCGGCCCGGCCTTCGCCGGGTTCGTGCCGGCCGTGGCCGACGGCGGCGGCGCTGGCACCGGCGCGGCCCTCATCCGGGTCCGGCAGACCGGCCCGACCCCCGGGTCGGGCGGCACCTTCACGGCCGGGGTGGTGCAGGAGTTCAACGCCTCCGGGTCGTGGGTGGACGGCACGGAGGCGGTGGTGTTCGCCCCGGCCCACCTGGGGATGCGGCAGGTGTTCAACACCGCCTGGATGTGCGTGGACACCGGGACCGTCAACGCCGACACCCCGCCCAAGCGTCGGCTGCGGGGCGTGGTGCCGCCGTTCGTGGCCCGCACCTTCGTCGTCGGGGTGGACCTGGCCACCTGTACCGTCACCACCGCCGTCGAGTACGTCCCCGATGTCCTCTAAGGCGAGTCCGGAGGCCCGCGACCCGGGCCGGCTGACCACCGCCACGTCGGCCGCCAACCCGGCCGGGTGTCTGGGCTGCCACCACCCGTGCCCGGTGCCGGCCGCCGACCTCACGGTGTACGAGCTGCCGTCGTTCGCCGCGGTCGGCACGCTGGGCATCACGCCCCCGGGGTCGCCCGGCGGCACCGACTGCCAGGGGCCGGTGTACGCCGGCACCGTCCGGTGGTCCCAGCTCGAACACCCGGCGGCGGCGTTCTTCCGGGCGGTCCCGGCCGGCTGGCGGGAGCCTGCCCCGCTGCAAGGCGGCGCGTGCGGGCCGGCCAACCCGCCGGCCGTCTGGCCGGCCCCGCCGGACACCACCCCCCAGCCGCTGGCCGTCCGGTTCCGGCGGCCGGTGAGCGCCGCCCAGAACGGCACCACCCAGCTCCGGATCGGGGCCGGGCCGTGGGCCGACCTGGCCTCCTGTTCGGTGTGCGACCCGTTCACCGGCCGGCCGATCACCACCCGGTTCAACGTGGCCGGGCTGGCCGACCAGTGGATGGACACGGACGCCGCCTTTTTCGGGACACGGTTCTCGGTCGGGGAGCATCTGCCGCTCAAGTTCGCCGGGCCGGACGACTGGCTGACTTCGGACCCCGACCGGCCGGGCCGGCTGCCCCGGCGGGTGCCGGTCCGGATCACCGGCCCGTGCCCGCCGGGCGCGGTGGCCGGTCAGACCCAGCACTGGTCCCTCGTCCTGCCGGAGACGACCTGTGCCCCGAACCCGCAACTGCTCCAGTCGCGGTTCGAGGCCGCCCTGTCAGCCGCCCCGGTGGACGGGTTCGCGTACCTGGCCGCCGGCCTGTGCAGCCCGGACCCGGTCAACGACCCGCACTACTGCCTGTACCGCGGGTTCCTGCGGGTGCCGTTCTCGATCACCTGGGAGGAGCAGCGCAAGGCACTGCTCGGGATACCGCCGACCCACGTCTGTGCCGGGTCGCTGGTGGCCGACGGCGGGACGGTCGAGTGGGAAGCGCTGGTCATGGTTCAGGCGGTCCGTCAGAACCTGATCTGGTCCGCCGACCCGTGTGTCTCGGCCGTCCAGGTGGCCGGCAACGCCTGCGGGGACGGCAGCCGGGTCCGGATGAGCAACGCCTTGGCGCACCGCTCGCGGGACGGCCACTCCTACGGCACGTTCCTGATCCCGCCCGGCGGCGACGCCATGCCGTTCACCTTCCCCGGCCAGGGGAACGAGCACCCCGTACTGCCTATCGAGTTCGCGGTCGCGTTCACCGGCTTCAACGACCAGGGGCCGGGCGGGCCGCTCGGGGTGATGACCCGTTCGCTGCCGACGACCGACCCCGCCCGTCCGGGGCCGGCGACAACCGACCCCGCCCCCTGCCGGCACCGGTCGGAGGACGCCCACACGCTCAAGGACGGCACCGGCCGGCTGGCCTTCACCTGCCAGAAGCCCGGGTTCCAGCGGCTCGGGCTGGCGGTGCTGGCCTGCGACACCTGCGGCGACCCGGCCCGCCGGTGCGGCCCGGCCTGCCCGGGGTACGCCGGCGGGTAGTCCCCCCGGCCGCCGCCTCGTACAGTGCGACGCCCCCGCCGGAGCGACCCGTTGCACGACTCCCCCGCCGGAGCGACCCGTTGCACGACTCCCCCGCCGCCGCCCCGACCGCCGGCACCGCCCTGGCCGCCGAGGCCCTGACCGAGGCCAAGCAGGCGTCCGCCGCCCTGGCCGACGCCAAGCGGGCGCAGTCCCGCCGGGAGATGACCGCCTTCGGGGTCATCCTGGCCGCCTTCGTCTGGCTGCTCCACACCGGCCGGAGCGACCAGCAGCAGTTCTTCGCCGTCGTCCAGGAGCAGCACCGGCTTACTCGGGAGCAGTCCGACCGGGCCGAGGCGGTGCGGCTGTCCGAGGTGCAGGCCGACCGGAAGGCGGTGGCCGACCTGGCCGCCACCGTGGCCGGCGAGCTGCGGGCGCTGGGCAGCGAGTTCCGGGCCGGGGTGGCCGAGCTGCGGGCCAGCCGCATCAGCATCGACCAGACCAAGCGGGAGATCACGGCCGCCCGGTCGCCGGCCGCCGCCCAGCCGGCCCCGCCGCCCCACCACCCCCCGGAGTGACCATGCGTGCGACCCTGTTACTCCTGGCGACGGCCGCCCTGGCGGCGGCCGCCCCGCCCCCGGCCCTGCTGGTCATCGACCCGGTGACGCCCCCGGCCCCCATGCCCGGCCCGGCGGCCGAGGTGCGGCTGGGCCCGGGCCGGTTCGAGCTGCTCAAGATCGACGGGTACGCCGGCAAGGTGGCCTGGCGGTCGAGCGGGCCGGCGGCCGTGGTCGAGCGGCTGCCGGCCAGGTCCAAGGTGTGGTTCGTCGCGCCGGTGGCCGGGGAGACGGTGGACGTGGCCGGGCCGGTCAAGGTGTGCCTCGGGCTGAAGGCCGGGGCCGGCGGGCCGACCCGGCACGACATCGGGGACGAGCCGTCGGTGCTAGTCCGCCCGGGGCCGGCCGGGGAGGCCACGGTCGAGGCCCTGGGGGTGGACGCCGACGGCTACCCGTACACCATCCTGTCGGTGCGGGTGCGGAGCGGGGCGGCCCCGCAGCCCCCGCCGCCCGGCCCCACGCCCCCGGGGCCGGACGGCACCAGCCCGTTCCCCGAGCCGGGGCTGCGGGTGCTGATGACGTTCGACAGCACCAACACCACCCGCCCGGCCGCCCAGAACTCGGTCCTCTACGGCCGGGCCGTGACGGACTACCTGAAGGCCAGGTGCGTGACCGAGACCGGGGCCGAGGCGACGACCGACGGCAAGGGGTACCGCATCTACCCGGCCGACGTGGACGTGTCGCGGGCGCGGCCGACGTGGGCCAACGCCTTCCGGCTGGCCCAGGCCAAGGGCAAGGACTGGATTCTGGTCGGCGACGGGGTCCGGGGGTACAGCGGCCCGCTGCCCGCCACCGAGGCCGAGGCGCTGGCCCTGCTCAAACGCTTCGGGGGGGACTGACGTGCCCATCGACCTGTACCGCAGCACCGCCACCCGGCTGTTCCTGGGGGCGGCCGCCGGCGAGCCGGACGGCATCCCCGTCCTCGACCCGGACTCGCCCGACTGCCGCGACCTGCTGTTCCCGGCGGCCGTCGGGTACGGCCACGACCCCGGCCAGTACGTCCCGGACATGATGGCCGCGCCCGACCGGATGCGGGCCATCCCCCCGGCCGAGTACGACGCCCGGTTCGACGAGCAGGAGCGGACCCAGAGCAGCCTGGAGCACCTGTACCTCCGCGACTGGCGGGGCGAGTGTCTGGACCAGAACGGCCAGGGGTACTGCTGGAGCTACTCCACCGGGGCGGCGGTCATGATGACCCGGCTCAAGGCCAACATGCCGTTCGTGCGGCTCAACCCGCACTCGGTCGCCAGCCTGGTCAAGGGCGGGCGGGACGAGGGCGGGTGGTGCGGGCTGTCCCTGGCCTTCGCCCGGGACAACGGGTACGCGGCCGAAGGGAGCGGGCCGACCCAGTGGCCGCCGCACGGGTTCGGGGCGGCGGCCAACCGGCGGTTCGCCGACCCGGCGCTCAAGGCGGCCATGCAGGCGCACCGGGTGACGGACGACTGGTACGACCTGGGCAAGCCGCACTGGGGCCAGCAGCTCAAGGACGCCCAGCTCCGCACCGTGCTGCTGAACAACTGCCCGGCCCCGAGCGACTTCAACTGGTGGGGCCACTCGGTCTGTGCGCTGCGGCACGTCCGCATCGAGGCCGGCGGGTGGGGGCTGCTGGTGCTGAACTCGTGGCGGGGCTGGGGCCGCCGCGGGCTGGCCGTGCTGCGGGGGTCGCAGGCCCGGCCGGACGGGGCGGTGAGCGTGGTCGCAACGATGGCCGCCTGACGGGGGAGCGGCCGACTGGCCAGCGGACCTGGCCCGAGGGACAGGGTCGGTGACGACGGCCGGGGGTTGATCACGCCCCCGGCCCGAACCGGCCGCCGATGTCACAGCGGGTTCGACTCCCGCCGGCCGCAGTTGCCCGCCGCGAGCCTCGCGGCGGGCGTGTGAGGAGAGTGACATGCGACTGAGCCTACTGACGCTGGCCCTGTTCGCCGGCCTGGGGGCGGCCCAGCAGGTGCCACCCCTGCCGCAGTACCCGACGCTGCCGGAGCGGGTGGCCGACCTGGAGCAGCGGGTCGTGCGGCTGGAGCGGCTGGCCGGCCCGACGGCCCCGCCCAGGCCGCCGGCGCCCACCCCCGGCGGGTTCGAGCCGATCTTCACCCCGGCCCGGCGGACGGCCGCCGCGTTCCCGGTCGGTGCCGTCGGCACGACCGCCGACGGCACGCCGGTGGTCTACACCGCGGCCGGCTGGCGGGCGGCGGCCGCGACAACTCCGGCGCCGCAACGACAGCCGGTTGCCGCCGACGGCACGCCGGTAGAGATGACCCGGACCGGGCTGCGGCCGCTCCGCGGGCTGACCGCCGAAGAGGTCCGGCGGATGGACCCCCTGAACTGGTTCGACCCCGTCACCGGCCGGCAGACGCCCGACGTGCGGCATCTGCCGGCCACCGGCCCGATGATCGGCGGTACGGCATCCCCCGCAGGCCAGGCGTGCGGCCCGAACGGCTGCGGGGTGCCGGCGACCGTCGCCCGGCCGCCGGGCCGCGGCTGGTTCCGCCGGTGATCCGCGGCTGTGGCCGGCCTTACTGCTGTGACTGCTTTCCCCGTACCTGGAGTGCGTGTATGTGGCCGACCCTGATCGCCCTGCTGATCGACCGGGCCGCCGCCGGCTTCCCGGTCCTGTCCGAGCTGATCCGCCGCCGGAAGGCGGACATCGTCGCCCTGGCCGAGGCCGAGCCGCCGGCCGTGGCCGCCGCCCCGGCCGAGCTGAAGGAGGCCGCCACGGCGTTCCTCCGGCGGCTCCAGGAGCGGGCCACCGGCCGCGTCCTCAAGTTCGCCATCGGCACCCTCATCTCGCTCCTGCCGCTGCTGGCCGACAGCGTGTGGGACGAGCTGCTGCCGGCCGCCACCGCGATCCAGGGCCGCGGCCCGGCGGTCATGGCGAGCCACCCGACGGACCCGCTGTCGCCGGCCGAGCGGCAGGCGGCGGAGGCGTTCGCCGCCTGCTGCGAGGCGCTGGCCTGACCCGTATTGTCATGACGATGTCGTACACCGCGGCCCGGGCAATTGCCCGGGCCGCGGTCGTTTCCCGTCGCACTTCCCCGCCCCGCCCGGAACCTCTACCGACACCCCGGGGGCGGACACATGGGCGACGACCGGACGACGGACATGGTGGCGGAGTACCGGCGGGAGCTGGACGGCCTGCGGGCCTACCACCCGTGGCAGCGGCCGGTGGAGGCGTGGGCGTATCCCGGCGCCAGCGAATAAGCCCGAGTCGGCCCCAATAAGCCCGAGTCGGTCCGGCCGGGGCCGTCAGGGGTGCGGGGCGGCCAGCCTGGCCCCGGCCCGGTCGGACCGGTGGCAGCCGCACGACTTGGTCCGGCCGCTCCGGACCGCGTCCCGGCGGACGCTCAGCCCGGTCTTCCCGCACCGGCACCGGCACAGCCAGTGCCCGGGGCGGTCGGGGTCGGGGCCGGCGACGGCCAGCCGGCTGCCGGCCGGGGGCGTCGGCGGCGGCAGCGGCGGCCGACCGCGGGGGCGGTGGGCGTCAGCCGGCATCGTCAGCCGGCATCGTCGGCCCTCCGCGGCGGCCGGGTGAAGCCGGCCGCCCGCAGGGCCAGCCGAGCCAACGCCCACTCCGGCAGCTTGGCCCGTCGGGCGTGGGCCTTGACCGCCTCGGCCTCGTCGGGGTGCAGCTTGGCCGTCACCGTGGCGTACTCGTCCGGCAGGTCTTGGGGCACCGGCCGGTCGGGGCCTGCGGCCAGCGACAGGGCGGCCAGCACGTCCACCAGCGGCACGGCCATCCGGCCGACGTGCAGGGTGTCCCCGTCGAGCCGAGGGCGGTAGCGGTGGTCGGCGGCCGGCTTGGGCTTGCCCCGGCGGGCCGGCAGCCGCACCCGCTGCTCGGCCGGCGTGAGCACCTCCCCGCCGTCCAGCACCAGCCGCACCCGGGAGGTCGGCAGGGCGGCCAGCGGCAGCTCCTCGACCGTGCCCGGGTCGGCCGGGGTGATGACCGCCACCGGCCCGCCGGCGGCCAGCCGCCGCTGCTCCACGAGCGGCAGGCCGGCCAGCCGGTCCAGCACCCCCGGCCGGCCGGCGAACGCCACCACCGCCTCGGCGGCCAGCCGGCCGGCCGCGATCAGCGGCAGGGTGCGGCCCAGCCCCCGGCGGAGGTCGGACAGGTCTTCCCCCCGGGACTCCAGCTCGGCCCACACCCGCCCCAGCCGGGTGAGGGTGTCGGCCGTCAGGGCCAGGCCGCGGGCCAGCTCGGCCCGCAGGTCGGCGGTGCTGGCCGCGGTCAGGTCAGCCGGCCGGGCCGGGGCGAGCGTGGTCACGGGTCAGCCTCCGCGTGAGTGTATCCTGGAGCTGGGCCAGTTGCTTTTCGGGGGGGCCGGCCGCCCGGGCGTAGACCGAGGCGGTCTTGACGATCTGCCGGCAGTCGTCGGAGCAGTATCGCCCACACCCGACCGACCGGCCTTGTCTAGTGAACATCCGGCCACACATGCGGCACACGAGATCGCGGGGCGGGGTGCGGCGAGGCTTCTCGGCCGACCGGTCGCGGGACGCGAGCTGGCACGCCGGGGTGCAGCACCGCTGCCACGGGGTGGCCGGCCGGAACGACGCCCCGCACCGCCGGCACGGCCGCTCCGCGGCCGTGGCCGCGAACGCCGCGAGCGGGTTCATCTTGCCCGCGGCCTCGGCCCTGGCACACCCGCAGCTCGTCGTCCGGCCGGAGGTGAGTTGGCCGGTCGGGATCGGCTTTCGGCAGTCCGACCCGCACCCGCACCGGCACACCCAGGTCCGCTTGCCGTGCGGGCTGAGCGGCCCGGGGCCGACCACCCGCAGCCGGCCGAACAGCCTCCCCGTGAGGTCCGCGTCCCCCGGCCTAGCCACGGCCCACCACCCCCGGCTCGCCGGCCGGCACGCCGAGCGCCCGGCAGGCCGCGTCGGGGTCGGGGCACTCCAGCACCACCCCGGGGCCGAGTCGCGACCGGTAGAGCCGCAGCCGACCCCCGTCCAGCACGGTCTTGGTGTTGGGCTGCACCCACACCCCCAGCCCGTAACGGCTCAGGGGGTGGCGGCGGTCGAGCCGGAACAGCACCGCCAGCGGCGGGTTGTCCGGCCCGACCGGGAGTCTCAGGTAGGCTTTCACGGGTGCTTCCGGGGCGGCGGTTGTCGGTCGGGCGACCGGGTCAGTCGGCCCCGCCGGCGGCCGACCGCAAGGCGGCAATCGCCCGCTCCGCCGCACCGGGCTGGTCCTCCCAGTCGGCGTCGGCGACGCCGGCGTCCGACAGGGCCTGCTCGACGGTCAGGCCCGGGACGTGCCGGAGATCGGCCAGGTCGCACTCGGCCGCGTGCATCCGGGCCAGCCACACCCGCCACTCGTCGATCTCCTCCTGAGTCCACTCGTCGACATCGCAAGCCCCGTGGTCGCAGGCGTCCACCGTGATCGTCCGGCGGTCGGCCCAGCACCGGCCCTCGGCGTCGGTGTGGCACACCTCCACGTCGCACGAGATGCGGAGGTCGTCGTACAGGGCTTGCAGGCTCGACAGCTTGCCGTCGATCACCACCGGGATGTGCCCCGAGTCCGTGCCGTCGCACTCGGCCATCAGCCGCAGGTCGTCGGCCTCGGAGTGCCGGCCGGCGTCGTCGAGGGCGTCGGCGATCACCAGGTAGTCGGTCCGCGACTCGGCCCGGAGGGTGGTGCCGTTGACGACGAGGGTAAACGGGGTCATCTCGGACATGGCTGGCTCCGCGTGCGGCTGTCACGGCCGTCGTGGTCGGGCGTCTCTCGCACCCGACACCCTATTTATACCACCACTGATCCCGGTTGCAAGCCCAGTGGTGAAAAAAATCTGGGAAACGACACCAGCTCAGCCCGGCAGCGGCCCCAGCCCGGCCGTAGGCCACGCCGGCGGCGGGCAACCCGGCGGGCAAGCAGGGCGACTCGCGTCCATGATATGTCGGGTAAATAAGCCTCTTCGGCCGCCCGTCGCCGGTCTCGAAAACCGATTTGCCCGAAAGGGTAACGAGGGTTCGAATCCCTCCCTCTCCGCTGAAATCCCGTGAAAACCCCGGCCGTCTGAGACTCTCACCCCGCCCCGCCGTGGGGTGGAAAACGGCCGACGGCCGGCCGACGACCGGCCGACGCCGACGACCCCAGGGCAACCCGGCGGGCAACCCGGCGGGCGAACGCGGCCGCGGCTACCGCCGGCCGAGCAGCCCGCCCAGCACCAGCAACAGCCCGCCCACCGCCCCCTCCAGCTCGGCCCGGGTGAGCGCCGCCAGCGGGGACGGCGGGGCGGACGGGTCGATGCGGTTGACGGCCGCCGCCAGCCCGGCCCGGGAGGCGTGGGTGTACACCCCGAGGGTGAGCCGCGGGTCGGTGTGCCGGGCCAGCACCTGGGCCTCCTTGACGCTCGCCCCGGCGTCGGCCAGGCTGGTCACGTAGGTGTGCCGGAGGGCGTGGAAGTCGAGCGCCTTGGGGCCGGTGCCGTCGTCCAGCCAGTACGCCACCCCGGCCGCCGCCAGGTCGCGGCGGAGCATGGCGGCCGCCGTCTGGTTCCACTTGCCCGGCCACACCCGGCCCCCGGCCGGGGTGTCGGCCAGCAGCGGGGCCAGCTCGGCCGCCACCCCGGCCGGGAGCGGCTGGCGGACGGCCCGCCGGCCCTTGGTCTTCGGGTCCAGCCGCACCTCCGGCGGGTCCAGGTCGAGCCGCAGGTTGGCCGGGGCCACCCGGGCCAGCTCCTCCAGCCGCAGCCCGGTGCCCAGGGCGGTCAGGTACAGCAGCCGGCGGCGGGGGCCGGTCAGCCCGCGGTGGAACGGGCCGGCCGCCGCCGCCGCCAGCAGGGCGGCCAGCTCGGCCGGGGTGGCGGCCCGGCGGTCGTGCACCCGGTTGGCCTTCGCGTCGAACCCGGGCAGGGCGTCGAACAGCCGGGGGTCGGTGCCGGCCCGGGCCGGGCCGGCCAGCCAGCGGGCGAACCGGCGGAGCTGGAGCAGGGTGTCGTCGGCCGTCTGGGCGCTCAGCCCGTGGTGCCGGCCCTTGCGGGGCATGGCCACCCGGGCGGCCAGCCAGCCGCTCGCCGCCTGGGCGTCGAGGTCGGCCGGGCGGGTCCACCCGCACCCGTCGAAGGCCCGCCGCAGCCGGGCCTTGACCTGGGCCACCTGGGCCGGCCCGGGCCGCACCCGCCGGCGGCCGGCCCCGGGGGCGGTGCCCAGCCGGACGGCCTCGGCGAACCGGTCGAGCAGGTCGGGCGTCAGCGGCAGGTCGGCCGCCCTGGGGTCCGGCAGCCCGGCGGCCGCCCGCTCGCCCCCGCTCAGCAGCCCGGCCAGCAGCCGCTCGGCCGCCCGCCGGTCGGCCGCCAGGGGCACCGGCCTGCGGCACCCGGGCACCCCGTAGGCGTACCACTTGCGGGCCAGCCGGGTCCGCTTGGCGGCCCCCGGGGTGCCGGCCGGCACCCGCCGGCCGGCCAGCCACCAGCTCGTCACCCGGGGCTTCTTCAGGTGCGCCACGCTCAGCCCCCCAGGTGGTCGAACAGGCCCGGGCCGGGGCGGGCCGGCCCCCACCCCGGCAGGCGGTAGCCGAGCCAGTCGCGGGGGTTGAGCAGCTCCCCGTCCCGCACCAGCTCGGCCAGCGCCTTGGCGGCCGTGCCGGGGCGGTGCCCGAGGCGGGCGGCGGCCGCCAGCAGCGCCTTCCGCAACACCGGGCCGCCGGCCCCGGAGACCAGCGCCACCAGCGCCGGCTTGGCCTCGCCCACGGCCCCGCCGGACCGGGCGGCGGGCGGCGGGCCGCCGGCGTCCCACGCCTGCACCATCACCAGCCGGCCGGCGTGCCGGCCGAACCACCGCCGGGGCTTGCCCGGGGCGTCGCCGATCAGCCGCAGGATGGCGGCCGACGGGCCGGGCGGGTCAGCCGCCATCGGAACATCTCCGGAACATCTCTCCCCGCGGCGTCCGTTCCCCGGCGTGGTATAGATACTTCGGTCCAGGTGGACAATATACCACTTACAGGGGGGGCGGCGGCATGTCGGCGGTGAGCGGGGCGGTGGCCGGCGTCCCGGCACGCCGGCGGGCGGTACACTCCGGGGAGGGGCTGACCATGGGGACGACCGTTGAGGCCGACGAGTGGGGCGCCTGGGCGGCCGAGCAGGAGCGGCTCGCGGAGGTGGAGGCCGAGCTGCGGGAGCGGGCGGCCGACCTGGGGGACGCCGAGCTGGCCCGGCTCGGCCGCCGGCTGCTCGACCGGGCCGGGCTGGCCCACGGGCTGGGGCTGGAGTTCCGCGACCGCGGCGGCCGGGTGGTGCGGCGGGTCGGGGTGCCGGCCCGGGGCGGCTAGTGGCCGAGCACCCGACCGCGGCCGGGGACCGACGACCCCGCCGGCTCGGGCGGGGTGTTCGGGTCGATGGCCGACGCCACCACCATGCGGGCCAGGTGGTGGGTGCCGTCGGTCGCCGTCGCCACCAGGTGCTCGGACGCCCCGCCGGTCGGCACCCGGACCCGCCCGCCGCCGGGCAAGCGGACGGTGTCCCCGGGGCGGAACCCGGGCGGCGACGTGCAGTACGCCAGCAGGGGCGGCCGGGAGTCGTCGAAGGTGATCGCCAGCAGGTGCTCGTGCGCCGCCGGCGGCCTGGGGATGGGGTACACTGCGTCAGTCATTCCGTGCTCCGGTGAGGTGTCGCCGTGCTCGACCGATTCGCCGCCCTGGTCCGCCTGTGCGTCGCCCCGCTGGCCCGGGCCTGGGCTGCCGCCCGGTGCGAGTGGTCCTGGCAGCTCGAACGCGAGTACGCCCGGCGGGCCGACGACGGCACTCAGCCCCGGACGTTCTTCAGCCCCTGACCCGGAGCCGCCCGTGACCGCCGAGCAACTGGACGCCCCGGGTCAGTGCCGGCCGTTGCCCTCGGCCGGGTCGGGGGCGGCGGCCGGGTCGCCCGCGGCCAGTGGCCCCTGGTGCAAGGCGAAGACGACGGCCGGCGGCCGACCCGCGATCGGTCGGCCGCCGGCGTAAGCGTGGATCACGTTGACGACCAGGTGTTTGACGCCGTCGATGACGAGCGACTCGCCGACCCGCGGCAGCAGGGGGCCGGCCAGGACGGAAACGCCCGGGCCGTCGCCGACCATCAGCCCGAACTCGATCAGCGGAGCCGACATGCCCGATACCCCCGAAGAGATCCCGGCCCCGCCGCCGGCGGCCGAGTGGTACGACCGAGTCATGGCCGAGATCGGCCGGGAGTCGCACCGGCAACACCTCGGCCGACAAACGGCGGCCGCCCCGCCGACCGCCGAGCAACTGAAGGCCGCCCTCCGGGCCTACGCCGATGAACACTGTCCGGGCTGGCGAACAGTGTCGGCTTGCATTGACCTCGGTCAAGGGCGACCCGCTGAGCAGCTCGTTGTGTTGCCGCCGATCAGCGACGGTTCTGGCGATCCAACTCCTCGCCGATCTGACGCTGAACCCGGGCGTAGTTCGTCAGCACGAAGGGCCGGAGGTGGTCGCTGATCAACTCCGCCTGCGTGATCCCATCGTGGGTCGAGATGACCCCAATCATGCGGGCTAAGTCGATGTCCACCTGCACCGGGGCAGATTTTCGGTTTCGCTTGTCTCGCAGCTCGCCGGATTCCACCGGCTTCTTTGCACGGCCCATCAGTAGACCCGCAGCGGACATAGGACGCTCCAGTAGGGGGGCATCCTAGCCCGCGTGGCACACGGCGTTTAGCCGTTTCATTTATACCACTTGACCGCGTGGCATTTCGCGGATAAAACCACATGCGTAGTGCAAAACGCCAAATGCCACGCAAAAGAGGGCGACATGGCGACTGCCACTGAGGCGGTGGTCAGGACGACGATTTCGATCAACAAGAGCGCGGCTGACCAGCTTCGGTTGCTGGCCATCGACCGTCGTGTGTCAGTGTCCGAGTTGTTCGACGAGCTGTTTCAGGCACAGTTGGACAAGGCCTACCAGCAGTTCATCAGCCGCGAGCACGCCGAGCTGTCGGCCACCTGAGCCACCGCCGGCCCCGGCCGTCCGCCCCCGTCACAGCCTCCGGCGGGGTCGGCGTCCGTGCCGCGGCGCATCCCCCCGGCCCGGCTTCGGCCGGGACGAGCCGCGACCGCCGGGGCCGGCGGCCCCCTCCACCCCCGACGAGGACCGACCGATGGACGACACCTTGGCCTTCGCCCCGCCGGCCCCGACCGGCCGGGCCGACGAGCCGGCCCCGTACCTGGACGCCCGCGACCACTTCGCCGCGTGCGCGCTCCAGGGCGAGCTGGCCAGCCAGTTCGCCGGCTCGGACCACACCGGCGGCAAGAGCTACGACACGCCGGAGGAGTGCGGCGACCTGGCCCGGTGGTGCTACCAGGTGGCCGACGCCATGCTGGCGGCCCGCCGCGGGGAGGGCCGGCCATGACCGCCGCCGACGCCGACCTGGCGGAGCTGCTGGCGGCCGTGCGGGCGCTGACCCGGCACGCCGGCCGGCCGTGGCCGGAGTGGCTGACGCTGGCCGACCTGGCCGCCTACCTGGGCGGGCTGAGCGTGGACACGGTGCGGCTGCTGGTCCACGAGCGCAAGCTGCCCCAGCCCCGGCAGGTGCCCAGTTACGGCAAGGACGGGCGGGCGGCGCGGGCCACCAAGAGCCTGTACCGCCGGGCCGACGTGGACGCCCACGTCGGCCGGTGGAAGGCCGGGGTGCCGGCCGCCCGCGGCGGCTGACCGGCGCACGGCCCGGCGCCGGGGCCGCGACCGCCGACCAGACCGGCGGACAGGCGTGGGTGAGGCGGGAGTGCCCGGGCGAGTGCCGTCGCCCGAACCCCGTCAGCCGCCGCCCGGGGCTGTCCGTCCCCGGGCGAGGCGGCCCCCGCCGGCGGGCCGGAACAGCCGCCGGCGGGGTTTTGTTCGGCCGACGGCCGCGTGCGGCGCCGTGAGGGGCGGGCCGCGGCAGACCGGAACGCTCCGCACGGACGCGGGGCGGGGTGAGTTCGAGTCTCACCGTCGGCACTGACAGCGGGCTGTCACCGGGGAGGGCGGGCGATGCGACCGACGGTACCCGACCGGCTGGAGAAGGGGCGCATCCGGGACGGGGCCTACGGCACCCGGCCGGGCGACTGGTACGGGCTGTTCGTCGTCGTCTGCCCGGGCACCGGCGGGGTGCTGCGGCTGATGCTGGCCCCGGCCGGGGCCGACGCGACGGCCGACGGCTGCGGGTGGGAGCACGTGAGCGTGAGCCTGGCCGACCGGTGCCCGACGTGGGACGAGATGGCCTGGGTCAAAGACCTGTGCTGGGGGCCGGACGCGTGCGTGGTGCAGTACCACCCGCCCCGGGCCGAGTACGTCAACTGCCACCCGTACTGCCTGCACCTGTGGCGGCCGGCCGGGGCCGAGCTGCCCCGGCCGCCGGCCGGGCTGGTGGGGCCGAAGGGGGTGGCCGCGTGACCCGCTCCGGCTGGGACCGGGACCGGCTGCTGGCCCTGTGCCCGGACAACCCGGGGTACCGGCCGGGGTCGTCCGGGGCCACCCGCTGGCGGGCCGGGCGGGTGCGGTCGGCGGCCGGGGAGCTGACGGTGGTCCGCACCCACGGGGGGCGGCACGGGACGCTGGTGTTCGCGGTGAACGCGGTGTGCGGGCTGACGGCGGACGCCTGCTGCCGGCTGCTCGACCTGGTGCGGGCGACCGAAGTGACCGCCACGGGAGGCTGAGCATGGGGGCCGTCGTCGAGCGGGGCAAGGCGACCGACCGGCCGCCGCGGGCGGCGCCGCCGGACGTGGACCGGGCGGAGGCCTTGGCCGACGGGTGGGACGAGCTGCGACACGACCACCTCGGCCGGGTCGGCTTCTACCGCGAGGTGGCGGCCGTCCCCGGGCGGGAGTTCCGGCTGTGCCGGCTGCATGTGCAGCGGGACGGCACCGGGCTGGTCGGCCTGGCCCACGGGGTCGGGTTCGAGGCCCCGCTGCACTCGACCGCCTGGGCCCCGGCCCGGCGGGAGGCCGAGGCCCGGCTGGCCGCCCACCTGCGGGCGGCGGCCGACGGGCTGGACCCGGCCGGGGCGGACGGCGGTGGGGCGTGACCGGACCCGTGCTGCTGGTGCTGGTGTCGGTCGCCTGCCTGTCGTTCGCGGCCGGGGTGGCGGCCGGCCTCCTGGTCATGCTGGAGCTGGTCGGGCTGGCCCGGGAGGTGGGCTACCGGCGGGGCCGGGCGCACGCGCTGGCCGCGGTCGAGCGGTGGGCCGCCGGGCGGGACGCGGGCTGACTCACTCACACCTTGGGGAGGGGCGGACATGGCGGGGGAGCTGGCGGTGGCCGAGGGCGGCGGGGCGGTGGTGCTGGCCGACCGCGGCCAGCTCGACCTGCTCAAGCGGACCCTGTGCCACGGCATCACCGACACCGAGTTCGAGCTGTTCGTGTCCCAGTGCCGGCGGACGGGGCTGGACCCGTTCGCCCGGCAGATCCACGCCGTCAAGCGGAAGGCCAAGGACGACGAGGGCAACTGGGTGGAGCGGCTGTCCATCCAGGTGGGCATCGACGGGCTGCGGCTGATCGCCCAGCGGACCGGCGTGTACGGCGGGCAGGTCGGCCCGCTGTGGTGCGGGCGGGACGGGGTGTGGGTGGACGTGTGGCTGGCCGACGGCCCGCCGGCCGCCGCCAAGGTGGGGGTCCGCCGCACGGGGTTCGCCGAGCCGCTGTGGGCCGTGGCCCGGTACGCCAGCTACGTGCAGACGCGGGCCGTCTGGCAGGGCCGCACGAAGGTGGGGGAGGAGCCGAACCGGATGTGGGCGCAGATGCCCGACGTGATGCTGGCCAAGTGCGCCGAGGCCCTCGCCCTCCGGAAGGCGTTCCCGCAGGAGATGAGCGGGGTGTACACGGACGACGAGATGGACCAGGCCGAGCCGGCCCCGCGGCCGGCAGCGGCCGCGGGGGCCGTGCCCGTGGCGGCGAAGCCGGCGGACGCCCCTGACCTGGCTACCCGGCAGGCCAACTACAGGGCCGCCGCGGCGGCGGTCAAGGCGGCCGCCGACCTGGACGACCTGGCCGCGGTGGAGGCGAACGTGCGGGCCGGGGCCGCCGCCGGCGAGTTCACCGCCAGCCAGGAGAGCGGGCTGTACACGCTGATCGCCCATCGCCGCAGCGGGCTGGGCGGCGGCCCGGCCCCGCGGCTGGGGTCCGCCCCGGCGCCCAAGCCGGCCGCCCCGGCCCCGGCCGCCGCCCGGGTCCACGAGCTGGCGGCCGACCTGCGGGAGCTGCTCGACCCGGACGCGGCCGAGCACGAGCTGCGGCTGCTCGGGGCCGACACCCCGCAGAAGATCGACGCCCTGGCCGCCGACGCGGCGGCCGCCGTCCGGGACTCGCTCCAGGCGATCCGGGAGCGGGTCGAGGCCGACCAACTCGCCGCCGTCTATTGACCTCAACCCCCGCCGGAGCCGCCGCGATGGACCCGACCCCCGACGCCGACGGGACGCTGACCGTGGGCGAGTTGTCCGACCTGCTGGCCGTCGGCCCGGACCCGGGGCGGCCGCTGGTGCGGTCCGCCCGCGTCTACGTCTGGTGCGGGCCGCGGATGCTGGCGTTCGCCGGGGACCGGCTGGGGGCCGACGGGTCGCTCATCCTGACCGTCCGCGAGGCCCGGCCGGACGAGCGGGCCGAGGCCTACCGGCGCATCATGCCGGCCGGCAGCATCCGGGAGCGGACGTCCCGGGGGAGGGCGGCGGCCAATGGCTGACCCGCTGATCGTCTGGGTCGACACCGAGACGACGGGCCTCGACCCCCGCCGCTGCCAGGTGCTGGAGGTCGGGCTGGTGCCGACCGTCGGGGGCGTGGTGCGGGACGACCTGGCGGCCGAGTGCCACGTCGAACACCCGCTCCTGACGTACCAGCCGGCCCGGCTGCTGGGGATGGGTCACGGGCTGGACCGCCGGCCCGGCGTGCCGCTGCGGCCGGCGGCCGAGCTGGACGGCTGGCTGTTCGCCGCCCTGGCCGCGTGCTGGCGGGCGGTGGCCCCGGGCCGGCCGCTGGCCGAGTCCGGGCGGCTGGTGCTCGGCGGCAAGAACCCGTGGTTCGACCTGGCCTTCCTGCGGCGGCTGTGCCCGCTCTCCTGCCGGCTGGTGCGGCACCGGCTGGTGGACGCCGGCACCCTGTACCTGCGGCCGGCCGACGCCGTGCCGCCGGACCTGGCCGAGACGCTGCGGCGGGCCGGGCTGCCCGACCGGGTGGAACACACCGCCCTGGCCGACGCCCGGGCGTGTGCGGCGGCGTACTCGGTGTGGCGGCAGCGGCACGTCATGCTGGAGGCGCTGGCCGACCGGGTGGCCGCCCAGAGCGAGCTGTTGAGCCGGCGGGCGGAAGGGCCGGTGGCCGGTGACTGACCTGGCCCCGTCGCTGGCGACGGTGCTGGACGCCCTCCGCGGCCGCGGGGAGGTGGTCCGGCGGGGGGCCGAGTGGGTGGCCCTGTGCCCGGCCCACGACGACCACACCCCCAGCCTGAGCGTGACGCACAGGGGCGGGGCGGTGCTGTTCCGCTGCCGGTCCCACGGCTGCACCTTCGCCCAGATCGTGCGGGCGCTCGGCCTCGACCCGGGCGACTGCTTCGACGCCGGCCCGGCCGCCAAGGGCGACTACAGCCAGCGGCTGGGGTTCGAGCACCGGGTCGAGCGGGCGTACTGGTACCACGCGGCCGACGGGGCCGAGCTGTTCCAGGTGGTGCGGCTGGCCTGGCCGAAGGACTTCCGCCAGCGGCGGCGGGCCAAGCCCGGCGAGCCGTCCCGGGACGGGTGGGTGTGGAAGACGGACGACCTGCCGCGGGTGCCGTACCGGCTGCCGGGGCTGCTGGCCGCCGACCGGGCGGCGGTGGTGTACGTCGTGGAGGGGGAGAAGGACGCCGACGCCCTGACCGCCCTGGGGCTGGTGGCCACCACCAACCCGGGCGGGGCCGGCAAGTGGATGCGGCTCCACCCCTCGACGGCGGACGCCTTCGCCGGCCGCCGGGTGGCGGTGCTGCCGGACAACGACGACCCCGGCCGGAGGCACGCCCGGGAGGTGGCCGGGTCGCTGGCCGGGACGGCCGCCCGGGTGGCCGTGCTGGCCCTGCCCGGGCTGGCCGACAAGGGGGACGCGAGCGACTGGCTGGCGGCCGGCGGGACGGCCGCCGAGCTGGGCCGGCTGGCCGACCGGGCGCTGGCCGGGCCGGCGGGGCCGGCGGCGGCCGCCGGGCTGGTGTTCGCCGGCCCGCCGCTGCCGCTCGACGCCCCGCCGCCGGCCGCCCCCTTCCCCCTGCACACCCTGCCCGGGCCGGCCGAGCGGCTGTACCGGCAGGGGGCCGAGGCCCTGAACGTGCCGGTCGAGTACCTGGCCGTGCCCGGGCTGGCCGTCCTCGGGGCGGCCGCCGGCCGGAGCGTGGCCGCCCGCCGCACCCGGTCCCACGCCGAGGTGCCGGCCCTGTGGACGGCGGTGGTGGGCGGGGCCGGCACGACCAAGAGCGCCGCCGTCCGGCTGGCGGCCGGCCCGCTGTGGGCGGCCGAGCGGGGGTGGCGGGCCGAGCACGCCGAGGCGGTGGCCGACTGGGAGGCGGCCCGGGAGGCCCGGGAGCAGGCGGCCCGGCAGTGGCGGGCCGGGGGCAAGGTGGGCGACCGGCCCGCCTGCCCGCCGAGGCCGGTCTGCCGGCAGGTGCTGCTCGACCAGTTCACCGGGGAGGCGCTGGGGCGGGTGCTGGCGGCCAACCCGCGGGGCATGATCGCGTGCAAGGACGAGCTGGCCGGGCTGGTCGGCCAGCTGGACAAGTACCGCAACGGCAAGGGGGACGACCGGCAGAACCTGCTGAGCGCCTGGGCCGGCGCCCCGTTCAAGGTGAACCGGTCGAAGGACGGGGAGGCCCCGCCGCTGTGGGTGCCGCACCCGTTCCTGGCCGTCGCCGGGGTGCTCACCCCGGACAGCCTGCGGCTGGTCCGCGGGGACCGCGGCGAGGAGGCGGCCGGGGACGGGTGGGCGGACCGGTTCCTGTGGAGCTGGCCGGACCCGGTGGCCCCGCGGGGGGAGACCTGGCTGGAGGTGCCGGACGACGTGGCCGACGGGTACGCGGCGCTGGTCGGGCGGATGCTCGGGGCGGGGCTGGTGTCGCCCCGGGGCGGGGCGGGGGACGACCCGCACCCGCGGTGGGTGCCGTTCGACGCCGGCGGGCGGCGGCGGTGGGAGGCGTTCGCCGCCGAGCTGGCCGGCCTGCAGGCCGGGCGGGAGCCGGACGACCCGTTCCGCGGGGTGCTGCACAAGCTGCTCGGGTACGGGCTGCGGCTGGCGGCCCTGCTGTGGGCGGCCTGGCACGCCGACGGGGCGGTCGGCCCGGACGACGGGCTGGGGGCCGAGCTGGTCGGGTACGCGGCCGAGCTGGTGGGCTACTTCCGGGCGCACGCCGAGCGGTGCTGGCAGACGGCCGCCCCGGCCCGGGAGGCCCGGGTGGCCCGGCGGCTGGTGGCCTGGCTGGAGCGGGAGCCGGGCCGGCACGCGTTCACCTGGCGGGAGGCCATGACACACCTCCGGGACCGCCGCGACGTGACCACCGCCGAGTCCCTCACCCGGCCGCTGCGGCTGTGCGAAGATTCCGGGTACATCCAGCCGCTGCCGTGCGCCGAGCGGCCCGGCCCGGGCCGGCCGCCCGGCGAGGCGTTCGCGGTCAACCCGCTGTGGCGTCGGGCGGAGGACGCCGAAAGGTGTCACACAAATCACACAAAACTCCCCGGCCCGAATTGAGCGGGGGAATTCTGTGTGATTTGTGTGACCGAAAACTTCCCGAAGGGGGTGACACGATGGGCGATCGGATGCTGCTGAACCACTACCCGGCCGGGGTGTTCGTCGGCGGGGGCGACCCGGAGCCGCCGTCGGCCGCCGACCGGCCGCTGTCGGCGGCCGCCCGGGACGTGCTGCTGCTGGCCGCCAGCGGGTGCGACCTGGGAGCCGACCACCGCACCCCGACGACCGTCGAGGTGGTCGGCTGGCTGGCCGAGGGGGGCTGCTTCCGCCGGCCGGTGCCGGCTGCCGTGCTGGCCGAGCTGAGGGGTCGCAACCTGGTCCGCCGGATGCCGCAACATTCCGTCGAGTGGTACGAGGTGACGGCCGCCGGCCGGGCCTGGGTGGCGGCCAGCTTTACCCTGGGGGGCTGACCGGTGCCGCTGTACCTGACGCACGACGACGGGGACGAGGACACGGCCGGCGGGGCCAACCACCCGTTCCGGGTGACGGCCGAGCGGCCGCGGGACGCGGCCGCCTGTCACATCGCCCGGCTGCGGAAGCGGGCCGGGCCGGACCTCGGCGGTTGGGGCGACGGCGGCACCGTGACGGTGACGGCGGCGGACGGGACCGTCAGCCGGTTCCGGCTGTGGCAGCGGCAGCGGGTGGAGTTCGACCTGGTGCCGCTGGGGGACGACTGACGTGGGCGTTCCCCGCGAGACGGAGGCCGGGTTCACCCGGGCGGTGGTCGAGCTGGCCCGGGCGCTGGGCTGGCGGTGCTGGCACCAGCGGCCGGCCCGGACGGCCCGCGGGTGGCGGTCGGCCGGCACCGGGGACGCGGGCTGCCCGGACCTCATCCTGGCCCGGGGCGGGCGGGTGCTGCTGGTCGAGCTGAAGGCCGAGGGCGGCCGGCTCGGGCCGGGCCAGGCCGAGTGGCGGGACGCCGCCGGGGGCGGCTACCGGCTGTGGCGGCCGGCCGACTGGCCGGCGGTCGAGTCCGAACTGCGACACGGGTGAGGCACGCATGGCGGTGACGTACAGCCAGGCCGACGGGGCGGTGACCGGCCTGCTGGGCGACGTGGTGCGGGAGCGCCGCCCGGACCTGCACGCCGCCGGGGTCCGCATCCTGGTGCTGATGGCGGCCGCCGAGGGCGCCGACGACCCGGCCCTGACGGCCAAGGGGGTGGCGGTGCAGGCGGACATCCGGGTGCTGTCGCTCATGTGGCGGGCGGCCACCACGCCCCCGCAGGACGCCCTGCTGCGGATCGACCGCCGCCGCTGGGCCGAGCTGCCGGACGCCGAGCGGGAGAGCCTGCTGCACCACGAGGTCATGCACCTGCAGCTCAAGAAGTGGGGGCAGCGGCAGGACGGCGAGATGTGGTGGGACAAGGACGACCTGGGCCGGCCCAGCCTCCGCACCCGGCCCGGCGACCTGACCCCGTGCGACGGCTTCCGGCAGGTGATCGCCGCCCACGGGTCGAGCGCCCACGAGTACCAGCAGTGGGTGCTGGCCGGCCGGGTGGCGGCCCTGGAGGGGCCGGCCGACGACGACCGCGACGACGACCGCGACGACGACCGCGACGACCGCGGGCGCGGCGAGGCCGGCGAGGCCCCCGGCCTGTTCGCCGGAGCCTGACCACGCCCGGGTTGAGATCGTGCCCGGCCTGCGACCCAAGACCCCGCCCCGGAGGACCGCCCCGTGCAGCCCGACGACGTGTCCCTCACCCTGACCCTGGTCCTCCACTCGGCCGACGCCCGGGCGGCCGCGATCCGCCGGGAGCTGGCCGAGCTGGAGGCCGACCGCCGGGCCAAGCGGCAGGAGCTGGCCGACGCCGAGCGGCTCCGCGAGGACGCCGTCCGGGCCATCCTCGGCCAGACGCCCCCGCGGCTGTTCCCCGAGCCGGGGGTGAAGGCCCCGGCAAGCCCGCCGGCGGCCGTCGGTGCCCCCGACGACGGCGACCTGAGGGGCTGGCGGGACTGCCCGGTGGGCGACCTGGGGCTGAGCGACCGCCGTGCCGAGGCGGCACGGCGGTCGAAGCTGCGGACCGTCGGCAAGATCGCCGACGCCCTCCGTGCCGGCGCCGCCATCGGGCTGACGCCGGGTGAGGTGAACTTGCTGCGGATCGGCATCAACGGCGTCGCTGGCGACGACCCGGACTTCGACCCGCTGGAGCCGCCGCCGGCCCCGAAGCCGTGCCGGGTGTGTGACGCCGACATCCCCGTGGGCGACTGGGGCTACGAGTCCGGGCTGTGCTCGACCCGGTGCCAGCGAGACCTGGAGGCCGGCGGCGAACCTGAGGCGGCCGCCCCGGCCGTCAAGGGCGAGGACATCGCCGGCCTGGGGCTGACGGCCGCCGACCTGGACGCGGCCGTGTGCGCCGGCGCCGCCTGGGGCAAGGGCGGCAAGCCCGCCGCGATCAAGGCGGTGGAGGTCGACGGCCGCCCCCACGCCGTGCTGTCGTCGGTGGGCGTCGGGGGAGTCACCGAGGCGTGGACCGTCCGTCCGCTCTGGACGGAGGTCGTGTTCGCCCAGCGCCACCCCGACATGCCGCTGCGGGTCAAGCCGGGCGGGCTGCCGGGCCACTACTACACCGGCCTGCGGGTGCGGGTCGGCAAGGCCGAGCTGGTGGTCGGCGGCTCGGACAGCGAGCGGCGGCTGATCGCCGCCAAGTCCACCCCCAAGCGGAAGGCGGGTGCGAAGTGAGCGGGGCCGGCGGCGACCGGCTGACGGCCGACGAGCTGGCCGGGTACCTGGACGCCGAGGGGCGGCCGGCCCCGGTGTACGTCCCCGGCCAGGCGTACCAGTGGATCATGACCCAGGGGTGGGTGCGGGTGGGGTACTACGTCGGCCGGCTGGACCCGCTCACCCTCGTCGTGGCCCACTGCTCGTACTACCGGTCGGCCGGCGGCATGACCCACGCCGCCCTGTCCACCGGCGGCGGCAACGCCCAGACGGCCTGGGAGTACCAGGGGACACACCTCATCGGCGTCCCGCATGTGGTCGGGGTGAGCCGGTACCACGGGAGGGTCCACCGTGGACGTGTGGCACACGGGTGACGGGCCGCGACTGGCCGACAGCCCGCTGTCGTGGTGCGACTGGCTGGCCGACCAGGGGCTGGACGACGAGCCGGTGCGGGTGTGGCTGCTGAGCGGCTGCTTGGCCATTTGCGGCTTCGGCTTCGGCTCCGGCGACGGCTCCGGCTTCGGCTCCGGCGACGGCTCCGGCGACGGCTTCGGCTCCGGCGACGGCTTCGGCTTCGGCTCCGGCTACGGCTCCGGCGACGGCTTCGGCTCCGGCGACGGCTCCGGCTTCGGCTCCGGCGACGGCTTCGGCTTCGGCTCCGGCGACGGCTTCGGCTTCGGCGACGGCTTCGGCTTCGGCTTCGGCTCCGGCGACGGCTTCGGCTACGGCGACGGCGACGGCGACGGCTCCGGCGGACCGGCCGCGTCGTGATCAGCCGACCTTACAGGAGTGTGGACCCATGATCGGCAGGGTGACGGTGAGCGGCCCGGCGGCCGACCACGGTCCGCTGGTCGCGTGGGTGGAGACGCACGACACGGCCTGTCACCCGAGCGGCCTAACCGGCTGCGTCGTGAGCAGCACGCCCTAACGATCCGAAGAGCCACATGCGATTCGACATGCCGACGGACTGGGAGGGCCGGCCGATCCCGCCGGGTCGCGGGCACGACGCCGTCATCCGGGTGTGGGAGTACGAGTTCCAGCCGACTCGGCACGGCGAGCCGGACTCCTACCGCCTGGAGTCCTGGCAGCGGGTGCTGTCAGACCTGGCCCATCAGATCGAGCGGCGGCTGGAGATGCTAGACCCGGATGACCCGGGCGATGTGCTGACGGTCCGGGTGCGGCTGGCCCGCACCACCCCGCGGGAGATGGCCGAGCTAGACGACTGACCGCCTGCCCGCCCGGCAACCGGTCGCCGGGTGTGATATACTGCCCCTGTTCGGCCCGCTACCCACTTCACGCCCGGCCTCAACCCGCCCGCCGTCGGCGGGTCCGCACTCGCAAAACGTCCCGAAAGTCCAACAAAATTCCCGCGGCGAAATCGGCCGCTGAGTTTTGTGAGATTTGTCGGACGCTTTTCGCCTTTCCGGAGGGCCGACAGAGGCCCCGTCGGCGGTTCCGCACTCGCAAAACGTCCCGAAAGTCCAACAAAATTCCCGCGGCGATTTCGCGGCCGGGATTTTCCCCGGCCGGCCTAGAAGAGAAAGAGAGAGTCTC